CCTCCGCGCCGCGCGGCGCGCCCCTCCCGACGATCGCGCGCGCGCCTGGATCGGCCGTGCCGCGCGCCCGCGCCGAGGCCCCCGCGCGCAGGCGCGCCACAGCAAGCGCGCCATGGCGCGCGTCTTTGACCTGCACATCTCTGGTGGCGCGCCGCGCGCCCGGACGCCGCGCGGCTCGTCGGGCGCGGCCCCTGCGACGTCCTCGACCAAGACCGCGCGGCTCCGGCCGGCTCGCTTCGCCGTGCGCCATCCACCGCTCGAGGGCGCGCGCCCAGCGGCGCGGAAGGCCGCGCGAGCGCGCGCCGATCTTCGGCCGCGCGCCGAGGACCGCGCTGTTCCCGCGCGCACGGCCGCGCGTCCAGGCGCGCCCGGACATGACGAAGGGCGCGCCATCGGGCGCGCCCTGGAGAGTGGACGATCCGTCGGGAGCGCGCCCGATGGCGCGCCCTGTCAGGCAGTCCGGCGGACGGCGCGCTTGTCGCGGCGCGCCTCCGCGCCGCGCTCGCGATCCTCGCCGCGGACCTGACGCAGAAGCTGGACCAGCTCCTGGGGGTGCGCCTTGCCGAGCAGCTTGAGCGCCTGCAGGCGGTGGTTCGGTTCGGACGGCATCCGGCCGTGGCGCGCCTCCGCGTACTGGAGGGCGTAGCGCAGGAACTGGGCCTCGGATTCCACGCGCCGGCGGAAGAGCTCGACGCGCCGCTCTCGGGCGTTGCGGCTCTCGCCGGGCGCGGCCGCGGGCAGGAACTGGGCCGGTTCCTCCATCATCCGTCGGCAGATCGCCGCCGCCCGCTCGGCTACTCTCGGTGAGCGCAGTGCGAGCGCTTCGACCCGCGCGGACGTCGGCGCGGGGACCGGCTCGTCGAGGATGAACGCCGTCCACCGGTCGGTGAACTCGTCGTCGTCGAGAGCCGCCAGGCCCTTCGCGTGCTCATGGACCAGGTCGTCGACGATGTCCTGTACCGGGCCCGTCGCGGCCCTGATCCTCGCCCGCCACGGCTCCATGCGGGCGTGCTGCTGACGCTTGGTTTCGCCGTCAAGGCGGGGATTGAAGGACCTGGCCTGCTTGATGGCAGTCTCCAGGGCGTCGAGTGTGCGCGGAGCAAGCCGGGGGTCGCCGAGTGCCGCGCCCTGGACGTCGCGCGGGGCGCGCTTGTCGGTGCCGCCCATGACGTACTCGACGACCGTGTCCACGAACGCGTCCGGGATCATCTCGGACAGACGCTTGATCTCGGCTGTGACCTGCTGTGCATCGGCCATGGGTGCGTTCCTCCGCTTCGGGCGTGACCCGTGCTCTCGGGCCGTCGTGTCGTGCTGGGCCTGCTGGAACAGGACGAGGTGGCCGCACTGGGCGCGTAGCGGAGACTGCGTGTGCCGGATCCTCGCAGGAGCAACCACTCCCCGGCCCCGAGTGCTCTACACGCACCCGGTTACTCAATTCCATGTGGCTAGGGCCACCAACGGGTGAGAGGAACACCCCTGCTCTTTCGAGCGGTGTGTCTTTAGACCCATAGACCCTTGGCCGGAATCTCAACGCGTTCTTCGCGGCAGCGGTACGGCCACCTCGCTGCAGATGTTACCCGCCAGCCGGGGGCCGGACTTGCGCCGTGGGCCTTATTCGGCCTGCTGAGGCGTCTTCTTGGTCGTCAAGGCCTCGATCCACGGCGCGAGCTTGCTGGGCTTCCACACGAGGTCGTAGCTCGTCTGGGAGGCCGCCAGGACACCGAGGAGGGTGGCGGTCGTGAGCTGGCCGTGCTGGAACTGGCCCCAGCCTCCGTCCGCCGCCACGGCGAAGACGCCAGCGACGAGGGCGGCGACGACCGCGACGACCTTCTTGTACTTCGCCGACCAGGCGGGCCGCTGCACGACCGCCGTGAGTAGCGGGAGCACTGCGCCTACCTGGGCGCCGGTCGACAGGGATTCGAGCGTTGCAGACATGGGTCCTGCCCTTCATGCGAGGTTGCGTGTCGGGCGGACTGTGCGCGCGGCCGGCGCCTTGCGTCGCGTCCTGGCTCAGCCGCCCGGCCCGTCGTCGCCCAGGTCCTCGGCGATCTCCCGGGGCGGGGGCGGGGCGGGGCGCTCGTAGAGATTGGCGACCAGGGTGCGGAGCTGGTGGATGTACTCGACCGCGGCCGCCTTCCACCGCCTCCACTGCCGCTGTTCCTCCTCCAGGCGCTCCACGCGGTTCTCCAGCGTGGTCACCCGCTCGAGCGTCTGCGCCTGCGCCGCGCGCTGCTGCTCCAGGAGCTGGGTAAAGCCCTGCGTCACGGTCTGGACGCTGCTCACAAAGGTCGCGGCCTCGGCGGTCTGCGCGTCCGTCGTGGTCTTGTGCTTGCCCTGGCGGTACACCAGCCATCCCCCGCCCAGCACGCCCGTCATGCCGAAGAGGGGGGAGAGGACAGGCGCCAGAGAGGTGAGCCACTCCACGGGGCGCCTCCTCGGTATCGGTCGTCAGATTGGGGTGCGCGGGAGCCGGGACCCCCGAAAGGTCCGCGGCTCCCCGCAGCCCGCACGCTGCAACACCGAGGGGGCTTACGTCGTCGCCTGCAGCGCCTCGACCGTCGACGGGTTGACCCCGGAGACCACGCTCCAGCCCGCGCGAATCGCGTCGAGGATCTGCTCGTCAGTGATCGCTGCGGCCATGACCACGGGATCGGTCGTCCCGGCAGCCGCGGCCGCGGCGAGCAGCTCCGGGTAGACGACCAGGGCGACCATCATCGACGCGGCCTGTGCCTCGGTCGGGCTCAACACGGTCTTGGCCAAGTTCCAGCGAAGCGGATACCCCGGTGTCGTCGACGGCTCGGCAAAGACCTCCTGCGCGATCACCGCGATGGCCATGCGTACGCGAGGCAGTAAAGACTTCTCGCAGGCGAGAGCGCAGATCGTGTTCAGGGGAAGCGGTAGCGCGGGCATCGGGAGCCTTCCTCACTTGGTGTAGGTGACGCGGAGCTTCGGGGGGTTGGTCTGGCCGTAGCCGCGGGCGCGGCCGTAGTACGTCGACGAGGTGCTGTTCGGGTCGAGCGCGATGCCGCGCCACTTGGTGCTGTCGAAGACGGCCGTGATGTCGACCCATTTGCCTTCATTGCGGGCCCAGGAGATCGTCTGTGACTCGGCATCACTCGAGAACGTCGACGGGCGGGAGGTGAAGCTGTGCGCCTTGATGACGGCCTTGCCGCCGGCGTTGGCGTACCAGTGATCGAAGTACAGGTACACCTCGGCCTTGACGATCGTCGCGCCGGACAGGTCGGTCCCGAGTGCTGAGGAAAAGCCGATGAGGCTGGCCTGCGTGCCGTTCGTCGACGAGTAGTAGCCCTGGTAGCACGAGTTTCCGTAATAGCTGTTGTACGAGCCGCGGTTCGCGTACGAGCCGGACCAGGTGGCGCTGTAGGTCTTGGTGTACTTCGTGGGCGGCTGCGCGACCGTGCCGCCACCGTCGTTGTAGCCACCGGTCGCGGGGACGTACGGGCCGGTGTCCTCGACATACAGATAGCCGGGGTTGTCGCTCGCCCCGGACAGAGTGCACGTCTGTCCGCTGGGGCCGAGCGCGTTGGTGAAGGTCAGCAGGAAGCGGTGCGTTCCGGCGCCGAGCGACTTGCCGGCCACGTTGTACTCCATGCGTCCGGTGAGGGAGTTCCCCAGGGACATGTGATGGACGGCGACGTACCGCTGGGTGCTCGTGATCGTTGGCGCGGCGGTGCCGCCGTCGCGGAGGCGTAGCTGCAGCTCGCCGCCAGCCACAGAGGGGTTGGCGCGGGCCGCGAACACGATCCGGTACATCCGGGTGGCGTCGATGTCGGCCACCAGCTCCACGAACCCCATTTCTGTGGCGGACGCGGTGCGAGTGCTGGTCTGGAAGTTGATTGCTTGGATCCCACGGGGCGACTGGTTGAGGAAGTCAGTCCAGTCGGAGCCGCCCACGGTCAGGGTGTCGGCGACGGCCAGGCTCTGGAAGTAGGCCCCACCGTTCTGGTCGATCGTCGCGACGGGCAGTCCGTCGGCGCTGAGGGTCAGGTAGTTGGGGCGGCCGGTCAACAGGGAAACGGCCTCGTCGCCGTTGTCGTCGAAGAGCTGCAGACCGCGGGGGCTGATCTCGGAGCGGGCCCCGGCGAACCCGGAGGCGAGGACGATCCGGGCGGACGCGTTGTCGTACTGGACCGTGCCCACGCTGGAGTTGACGGTGGAGCACGCAATGCGGAGCTGGGTCGCACCGGCAGGGGCCACCGTGTCGGGCACTCCGCTGATGGTGGTCCACGCGCCCTTGACTGCCAGGTTGTCGCCCGTGGTGATGGTGCTGTAGTCGAGGACGTTGCCGACGGCGTCCAGCCACTGCCCGTACACGCTGATACGGAGCCCGTTCCAATCGGTCGAGGCGAAGTAGTCGAGGGACAGCCACAGCTTTTGACCGGGCATCCCCGGCACTGTGGCCAGGGTCATGGAGCGGGTGACAACCGTGCCGTTGGCGGCGTTGACCTGCAGGGCCCGCGCGGTGTTGTTGCCGGGGGTGACGATCGACCAGTAGGTGGTCCCGACGACCCGAGCGTCGGACATCGCCCCCTCGAAGCTGGGGTCGGCGATGAGGTTGCCGTCGGTGCCCAGGGACAGCCGGTCGGCGGTGATCGCTCCGGCCTTGATGTGGGTGGCGTCGATGGAGCCCGCAGCAATTGCCGTGGCCGTCACGCTGTTCACGGCCATCTTGTCCGCGGTGATGGACAGGGCCGCCAGCTTGTCGGTGGTGATGGCGAGTGACGCGATTTTCTCGGCGGTGACGCTGAGCGCGACCAGCTTGTCGGTGGTGACCGCCCCCGCAAGGATCTTGGGGGCCGTGATCGCGCCGTCGGAGATGTTCACGGTCTGGACCGCGCCGGTCTCGATGACCTCGATCGTGATCATGCCGATTTCGGCGGTGCCCGTGCCCCCGGTGTAGTTCGCGTAGAACAGGGGGCTGATGTAGCGGGCATTGGCGTGCAGGACGCCGGGCGACGTCGGCGAGGTCGTGGCCGCGCCGGTGCCGCTCGCGCCGGAGGCCGCGTAGCCCTTGAGGTAGCCGGTGAAGCGCTGCCACCCACCGCCTGCGGTCAGGTTCTGCGCGGCGACGGCCACGTAGTGCTGTGAGCCGGCCGAGGCACTGCCGGAGGTGTTGACCAGCGTTGTACCGTCCGCGGCAATGCCGGCCACGCCCATGTAGAAGCGCTGTTGTGCGGTGTCGCTGCCCGCCACGGTCTGCCGGACCGTCGCACTGACGCGGTAGAGGACGTTCGGGTCGTACGGAATGAGAATGTCCGGCCGCCAGCACGCGGGCACTCCGCCCACCGCCCGCATCACATATCCGCCGGACTGTGCGTCGGCCACCTGTACCGACGTCAGGTTCGAGGGGGTGGTGGCGGTGGTGGTGCTGGACCCGTTGATCCGCCACCGGCCCGCATCTGCCCCGGCGTCGTAGAGCTTCTGCACCACGCTCGCCGCGGCGGTCACGTTGAGCTGGCTGGTGGTGATCGAGCCGGACACGATCCGGTCCGCGTTCAGCGTGTTGACGGCGATCCGGTCACCCTGGATCGATCCGGCGACCATCTTGGGCGTGGTGATCGCCCCATCGGCGATCTGCACCCCGGCCACCACGGGGCGAACGGCGACGTTGTCCCACCACACGGTGCCGGCCGACGCTTGGAAGGACTCGGCCCAGATGGACGCCTGTACGGTCCCGGCCGGAGCGGTGACGGTGGCGGTGGGCCGGTTCCAGGTGGCGCCACCCAAGACGGGCGGGGATGCCTGGGCTACGCCCCAGCCGAGGGTTACGCCGGTGGAGTCCTCCCACTTCGCATAGAGCTTCACGGCCGCTGCGCTGGTGTAGTCGCTGGAGGCCAGATAGTCGAACGCGATAAAGAGCTGGTCCCCGGCGAGGATCGGCACCGTGGTGATCCTCTTGGAGCGCGTGGTGGCCGCCCCCGCGACGGCGTTGACCTTGAGCGACTTGGCGGACCCATTGCCGGTGGAGTCGATGGAGAAAAACGAGTCGCCAGCGACCAGGGCAGCGCTGTAGGCGCCCTCGAAGGACGGGTCGGACAAGAGATTTCCGCCGCCCGCAATCGTGAGCTTTTCAGCCGTGACGGACCCAGCCGCGAGGGCGTTCGCGGTGACGGAACCAGCGGATATCTCGGCGGCCGTCACCGAGCCCGCCGCGAGTTCCCGAGCCGTGATGGCGTCCGCCGCGATCTTCCCGGCAGCCACGGCGTCCGCCGCGAGCGCAGCGGTCTGCACCGAGCCAGCCGTGAGCGCAGCGGCCGTGACAGAGTTCGCGGCCAGGTTGCCCGCGACGATGGTGTTCGCCGCGATTTCGTTCGCTGTGACTGCCCCGGCCGCCAACTTCGCCGTGGTCACCGCGCCCGAAGCGATCTCCGACGCCGTGACCGCGCTCGCTGCGATCTGGGTTGCCGTGACGGCATCGGCTGCAATCGCCGCGGTCGTGACGCTGCCCGCGACCAGGTTGACCGAGTCGACGACACCGGTTTTCAGGGCCTCGACGGTGACCGCGTCGACCTGCATCGTCCCGGCCACCGACGACTGGTTGTTGTAGTTCAGCCAGACGTACGGGACGACGAAGCGCACGTTCGCGTGGACCGTGCCCGGCGACCGTGGGTCGTTGTTCGGGCCGGCGGACCCGGACACGCCCGTGGCGGCGCGGCCCTTCAAGAAGCCGATGATGTTGACCCAGCCGTCCGCCGTGGCGACGGTCTTGCCGCTGGCGCCGATGTAGTACTGGCTGTTCGCCGAGTTCGCGCCGTCGCGGTTGACGAGCGTCACCCCGTCCGCGCCGATACCGAGGGCGCCGAAGTACACGACATCCGCGGTTACGGGCTGGGCGGTGGCGCGCACACGGAGGGCGAACCGGTACAGGGCATCCGGGTCGTACGGGATCTGGGTGGTGCCGCGCAGGCGGATGAAGCCCGCGGCCTGGCCGACGGTCTGTCCGGTCGGTGCGTCGGTGATTCCGGTCAGGTGCTGCCAGGAAGCACCCGTGCCGGTCTGCGTGACTGTCCACGCCGTCGGGTCACCCATGGCGTCGACCCACCGCTGCGAGGCGGTGTCCGCGAGAGCTGCCGTGAGCGCATTGATGTTGACGGCCTGGGCGGCGAGCTTGCCCGTGGTGACGGCCGCGTTGCCGATCTTCGCCGCTGTCACTGCGGCGTCGGCCAGTTTCGTGGAGTCGATCGCGGCGGCCGCGACCTTCGCCGCGGTGACGGCCTGGTTGGCGAGAGCGAGCTCGGTCACCGCGCCGTTGGCGAGCTTGGCCTGGGTGACTGCGTTCGCGGCCAGCTTCTCGGCGAGCACTGCCCCGTCGGCGAGCGCCGTTGAGTTCACCGCGCCGGTGGCGAGCTTGGCGGCCGTGACCGCGTCGTCGGCCAGGAGCAGATCGTTGATCGCGCCGGGCTTCACCTTGTCGCCGGTGACGGCCTCCAGGGCGATCTTCGCCTCGGTGACCGCGCTCTCGGCCAGCTTGACCTCGGTGACGATCCCGTCGATGAGGTCCTCGCCCACGGCCTGCCGGGGCTTGCCCTCCACCGCGGCGGACGGCTCCCCGGTGACCGCCGCGGTGTTCGCGGCGACCAGGCGCACCCACACGCTGGTGTAGCCCTCAGTGCCCACGGTCACGGTGCCGCCGAGGAGCGCGGTGATGGTGCCGACCTGGGTGATGACGCTGGGCTCGAACGCCTCGGTGGTGCCGAGGTGGACCTGGATGAGTCCGAAGTCGGAGGGCGCCTCGGTGGAGTCTGTCCAGGCGCCATCCCAGCCGACGGTCAGGCCGGCCAGCTTGGGCTCGACGACAGGCGGGGTCGGAGTCGGGGGCGGTTCGGTGTTGACGGGGACCAGGGCGACGCCACCGTCGGGCTGCACACCGACGGAGCCCTTGAGCGTGCCCTCCTCGTCGTAGATGTCGAGGGAGCCGCCCTCGATCGACGCGTTGTTGAGCTGGTTCGAGCGCTCGAGCGCGGCCAGCCGGTCCTCGAGCTGCTTGAAGTAGGACGCGAACTGCTTGGCCTTCTCCCGCTCGTCCAGGTTGAAGGACGACACCCGTCCTCCCCTCCGTCTCTCCGCGGCCGCCGGGACCTCCGGGGCAGGGCGGGAGAGTGGAAGAGAGAAGGGGTTAGTGTCGCGGCCTGGTCAGCCGTAGAAGTCGCTGCGCGTCAGCGAAAGGACCGCGGTGCCGGCGGCCGGGTCGATCTCCTCGGACACGACGCGGTGCCAGATGGCGAGTTCGCCCACCCACGGGATGTCGACCTGGACGAGGATGCGGTCGCCGAGCGCCCACGAGCCGAGCGGGGCGTTGGGGTGGTGGCGGACCGCGATGGACGGGATCGTGAGCTGTTCCGAGTGCCTGGCCCGCTCCTTCTTGCCGTACTCGGTCAGCGACTTCGCGTTCGCGGTGCTCTTGTGGGTGATGATCCGGGCGCGACGCAGCCGCTTGTCGTCGACGACGACGCGGACCCGGGCCGTCTTCTGCCCCGACCCCTTCCCCAAGACGTAGACGTTGTTCGCGAAGAAATCGCCCTGGTAGTTGGGGGTCGCGATCTCGATGATGTTCTCGCCCTGGGCAAATCGCAGGTCGTTGCGGGCCTTGCCGAGGCGCCTGGTGCCTAGGTCGATGTGATGGAGGATCTTCTCCCTCGAGCCGTCCCAGTAGTGCCGCTCGAGGAAATCGCCCTTCGCAAGGTTCATCACGTCGGTGATCGTGGAGCCACAGTCGGGGCTGTCCCACCACAGCAGTTCCCACGGGTCCTCGCCGCTCGAGGCGCCGAGCTTGTAACCGGAGTCGTGCTTGTCGAGGGTGACGCCCAGCTTGCCCATCTTGTAGTCCTGCAGGTGGGCCCAGATGGTTCGGACGATGTCGTACGCGTCCCACCGGGTGCTGACCTTGGCCTTCGGCTTCTTCGGCATCTTCTTCTTGGGGTGGGTGCCGTCGATGTAGCCGTCGTGGTTCTTGTCTTTCCCGTCGTACGCCCACTTCTGGGCGACCTTGGCGCCGGAGCGGATCACGGAACCGAGGTAGGGGATGCCGTTGGGGTAGGCGGTGTAGCCAGCACACGTGACCTTCATCGCCTGGCCCTCGAAAGCGATGTTCGTGATCAGTCCGCCCCACCGGATACGGCCCTCGAACTCGGCGAACAGAGCGGTGGACCACTCGGCGAGGACGGGCAGGCCGTCGGGCTTGGCCATCAGCCGCATGTACTCCGGCGCGATCTTCCCTGTCATCTGGCCAGGCCCGTTCAGCTCCCGCTTGGGCGGGGAGTCGGCGACGAACGGGACGTCCCAGTCGAGGAAATCACCGGACACCGCGCGCATCGCGATGTACCGCCAGGCCATCAGGCACTCACCGGCTCTTGCGAGTAGGTCACCTCGAGCGACAGCACCGTGTACGCGTCGGCGCGCAGCACACCGGTGAAGCCCGCGGTGCCGATGCCCTCGATGTCGATGTCCCGCATCTGCCCGCGGTCGGCCGGGTCGAGGAGGAACTTGTGCCCGGCCTGGACGGCGAGCCGGCCCGCCTGGGTGGCCCCGTACGGCATGCCCACCCCGTGCTGCTCGCCGAAGGACACCCGTACCTGGCCGCGGGCCTCCGTTGCGTCGGGGTGGAGCAGGCCCGTGATGGACACGTGCACGGCCACGTGCGTCGCCCACTCCGGGACCTTCTCCGTCCACGTCGCACCGAGCGGGAACATCTCCCACTCGTCGGTGATGGGGCCGACGTCGTCCGGGGTCGACCAGGCGCCGGGCAGGTACCGACGCGAGGTCTGCGACCGCGGCCGCGCGATCTGCCGCAGGTTGGTGACCATGCCAGCGGTGATGTTGGTCGTCCCCGCTGGCACGTCGACCCGGGCCAGGGTGATTGCGGTGGAGTCGGGGTCGATGTCGAGGATGCTCGTGGTGCCTTGCGGCACGTCGGGGATGACTCGGGTGAAGACGTACGGGCCGACCGTCGGGTCTTCGGGCGCCGGCCAGGTCTCCCCGCCGTAGGGGTCCTCCACCCTGGCGATGATCAGATCCGACCTGCCTCCGTCGGCGGCAGTCGGCTCGATGTCCACCTGCTCCAGCGTGGGCATCCGTGCCGCGTAGGACTGGTTCCCGCCGCCCGCGGCCGCGCGGCGCTTCGCCACTATGGCCCCCGGTGCCACCTGGACCGCGCCGGCCGGGGCGTCCAGCGCCGTCACCAGGAGGTCGGCGGGGCCGATGACGCCCTCTCCGCCAGACACGGCCGCCTCGACGATCAGGCGCAGCGTCTCCTCGGACGCTGCGGTGCCCTCGACGAACCAGGGGATGCCGTCCCACGTCATGCCGTTCTCCTTCTCCATAAGGGGAGGAGAGAGTGGGCGGCCGCGGAGCCTACTGTCGCGTGCTCACCACCAGGAGTACGCGTCGCGATAGGCGATCCGGATCCGCGGCCCCTCGAGCGCGCGGACCGTCGACTTCGTGTAGGCCAGCGAAGCCGTCCAGTACCCGGGCGGGATGAACATCTGCGACAGCCTCGGACTCGACCGCGTCAGCTTGTCCGCCACCGACTTCGACGTCGAGCCCTTGTAGTGAGTGACCGTCCGTGCCCACGGGCGGGCGTCGATGGTGACGTGCTCGTCGACGCCGATCGTCATGTTGAGCTGCACCGCCCACAGCTCCGGGGTCAGCGTGACCTTCGGGTTCTTACACGGCCCGTGGATCTCGATGTACGGGTACGTGTTGAGCGTGCCGCGCTGCTGGAAGGAAGCGGTCTTCTTCGACTGGAACAGCCAGCCGCCGCCCGACACTCGGCCGGGCCGCGGCGGCAGTCCAAGGAACAGGTGGTCGTAGAGCTCGACCTCTTTCTCTGTCTGCTCGTAGAAGCGATCGTCGACGGCGACGAACTCGCAGACGACGGGCGTGTACCCCTGGCGGCTCAGCCGGGAGTGGGAGACAGCGAACTTCCTCGGGCGCCCGTACATCTGGCGGGTGCGCCCTCCAGAGCTGTGTACGAGCCAGGCGACGCGGCCGGCCTTCCCTCGGGTGGAGTCGGCCCGCCACACCTGCCGCAGCATGTTCAGGCCGTCGAGTCCCCACTGGCACGGCCCCTGGTCCTTCTTGTTGTAGGCGGCGAGCACCGCCTCGATGTCGGTCCAGTCACCGACCCGGGTCCCTCGCGTCCACGGGCGCATGGGCCAGTGCCGGTCAATCGGTCCCCCTACGCCGTCGACGCCCAGCTCGAACGTGACCGTGGCGTTCCGCTGGTAGTCGCGGCCCATGCGGATACCGTCCTCGCCCGGCAGCGCGGCGTCGGCAAGGTCCATGTCAGCGAACGTGACGTCCGGCTCGCTCAGGCAGTAGATGCCGGAGCTCTCGCGGCCGAACGTCAGCGACGCGCCCGGGTAGTTGTCGTAAGGGGAGTAGCCGAGGACCCATTCGCCGTCACGCATTGGCTCCCCCTCCGAGTCGGATGCGGCGCAGCTCGAACATGGCGTCCTCCAGGGCGGTTCCAGTCGATGCGACCGCACCGATGTTCAGGTTGAGGTCACCGCCGACGAGCGCTCCCGCCGCCTGCGCGGCCGCCGCTCGCTGCCGGACGGTGGAGGGACGTGCCGACGACCTGATGCCGCCGTTGGCGAACGTGGACAGCCCGCGCTGCGGGTAGACGACCGCGCCCCCGAAGTACTTCGCGACCGTGGAGAGGATCTCTTCGGACCGCCTCCGCTTGGACGGGGCCAGCGGGATGTACGCCTCGCCGGGATAGGTCTCCGGCTCCGCCCACAGGCGCATCTCGCCCGCTTTCGCGATCTGCGCGATGTGCTGCTCCGCGCCGTTCGCGAACGCCTTCACCCGGCCGGCCATGCGGTTGATGCCACCGTTGGCGAACTGGACGATCCCGCCGTCTGCCTTCGGGGAGACGTACGGCTTGCCCAGCGTCGAGTACTTGACGGTGACGTGGACGGTCTTGCCGGTGAGGCCGTTGATCTTCCCCTGGATCGCCTGCACCTGCTGGATGGGCGTCTTGTTCGGGGCGGTGATCCGGACGGTCTTACCATGCGAGCCGTCGACGGTCTTGATCTTGTATCCGAGGTCCTTGAGCGCGGCCTGGGCGGTCTTCGTGGGCGCCTTGACGTCGATGGACTTGCCCTTGGGTAGGCCCGAGACCTTCTGTTGGACGCTCTTCAGGTCGCCGGCGGCCTGCTTGATGATCGCCTGGACGGTGACCTTCTTCTTGTCCGGGGCGTTGGCGATGTCCGCGGCGAGCGCGCCGATGTTGATGCGCGCGCCCTTGGTCGGAGCCGTGACCACGATGTTCTTGGAGCCGGGGATGCGCTGCACCTTGAAGCCGAGGGCCTCAATCTGGGTGCGGGCCTCGAGCGTGGGCGCCTTGATCTGGACGCCCTTACCCGGAGGGATCCTCTCCAGGGTGCTGCGCAGGCTCAGGAACTCCGCGGTCGCCTCCGGGATGCCCTGGGTCGTGATCAGGGTGGTCACGGTGTCCGGGATGAACCCCATCTGATCGGCAAGCGCCTTGGCCTGCTCCTTGGGGATGCCCATGTCCGTGGCGAGCTGAATGGCCTTCGCGCGGGCCTGCTCCATCGCCGTCTGGCTCTTACTCATTGCCTCGGACATGGGCATGAGCCCCTGCTCCGCGGCTTCCTGCGCCCGGGTGGCCACGCCGAGCATGCCGTCGCGCAGGTCCGTGAGCTGCGAGTTCAGCGACTGTCCGTTCTTGGACGCGGTGTTGACCAACCCGTCGTTGTCGACGAGCTTCTTGCCCCAGCCGTCAGCCTTGTCGATGTTCTCCTTCATCGTGTCGTCGATCTGGAGCATCACGGCGTTGAGCTGGGCCTCGGCGTCGTGGAACGACTGAGTGTTGCCCTGCAGCTCGTTGAGAGCGCGCTTGAGGGAGTCGACCCGCTCGTCCGCGCTCTTGGTCTTGTCGGTGAAGCCCTGGACGGCGGACTGCAGACGGTCGTACGACGTCGTGCCGGTAGTGGCCGAGCCGTTGATCGCCTGGTCTAGTTCCTTCTGCTTCTTCCGCGACTTGTCCAGCTCGCCACTCATGTTGCCAAGGGCGTCGGCCGCGGCCTTGTACTTCTCGCCCTGCTCCGTGTACTCGAGCTTGGACGCCTTGTCGCCGGCGTAGTTCACGTAGTGCTTGGTGGCATCGGCAAGCCCGGTCAGCTTCTTCTGCAGCCCGTCGATTGACCCGCCCTGCTGCAGGTAGGCGTCCGTGACCGTCTTGAGGTTCACGCCGGCGTCCCGCATGACGTCGACGAGCTTGCCCTTGCCATCGGCGAGCTTGATGTCCTGGAGGTACTGCGCGGCCTGGGCGCGCACGTTGGCGTCGATCTGGCCGTTCGAGTCCGCCAGGGCCTGCGCGAGGGAGTTGACGCGTTCCTCGTGCGCGGCCGCGGCGCGTGCTGCGGCCTCCTGCTTGGAGGCGAGCAAGCCGAGACCGATCGTGACGCCAGCGATGGCGATGCCGAGCGGGCCGCCGAGAGCGGACGTGATGCCGCCGAGGGCCCGGGAGGCGACACGGTTGGCTGCGCCGATCCCGCGCAGTGTCCCGGTGAGGCGGCCACCCTGCGAGGCGGCGCCCTGGTAGGCGAGCCCCATCCGCTGCCACATGGTGATCTGCGGGCCGAGGACGCCAGCGCCCATCGTGCCCCGCATGGTGGTGCCGAGCGTGCGCACGGAGGTGCCCGCGGCGGTGACGGAGGTGCCGAAGCCGCGCAGCATCGTGGCGACGCCGCTGACGACCTTGAGGGCGAGCATCGTGCCTAGGAACACAGCAAGCGCCGTGTTCGCCCCGGGGATCACGCGCATGACCCCGTTGAAAATCTGCAGCAGCCCGTTGAAGGTCACGAGCAGTACGGCGAGCCCGCTTCCCGCCGCCGAGACGTTCCCGATCGCCGTGGCGAGGTTCGAGATCACGGAGATGACCGCTGGCCCGACGCTGTGGCCGATGGCGTTGAAGAACGAGCCGAGAGCGGGCATCAGTTCCGTGCGGATCTGCCGTACGAGGTCGGTGATCCCGCCGTCCCGCATGGACCGGCCGAGCCCGCGCATGAGGTCCCCGAAAAGGAGGTTGACCTCGTGGAACGCAGGGGCCGCGTCGCTGAAGAACTTTTGCATGGACTTCTGGCCCACGCCGGAGTTGGCCCAGCGCGTGAAGCGCAGCATGCTGCCCTCTAGGCCGTCGAGTAGGGCATTGCCGCTGTCCATCGCGGCCTTGCCGACCCCGCCGAGTCCCTTTATGAGGTTGCCGGTGGTCCTGCCGAGCTGCGCGGCCTTGTCGCCAGCGTGGTCCAAGAACTTGGCGAGGCTGCCGGTTTCCCGGCCCGCCTGCACGGAGGCCCTGGCCCACTGGGTGAACTTCTCGCCGGCCTTACCGACCCGCTCGACGAACGGTCCGGAAGCCACCAGGAAGTCCATGGTGGCGTGGCCCATGTTGGCCAGGCCATCGGTCAGGTTGCCGACGACGCGCGAGTTGGTGCCCGCGATCGTCTTGAAGTCCCTGCGGAAGACGCCGGTCTGCATGAACTGGGCGCCCCGCTTGGCGAGGTTGCCCATCTGGGAGGCGCTGTCGCCGAGGGTCTTCTTGAAGAGCGGGAGGACCGATTCCGACAGGGGCTTGACCTCGTCGGCGATCTTGGAGAAGAAGCGCTCTTGGACGGACTTCTTCATGTCCCGCCAGGCACCCGACAGGCTCGCGACCGTGGTGACGGTCTCCCGCGCCGACTTCGACAGCTTGCCGAGGGCCTGGTCGAGCTTCTGCTGCTGAGCCTTCGTGACCTTGGTCCCGGCGGCCTGCTGCTGCTGAATCTTCAGCGTCTCCTTGAGCGCGTCGCCGAAGCCGGAGAACGCCACCTTCGTGCCGATGGCGGCCGTGCCCGCCGCGGCGATCAGCCCGGGGATAGCACCCAGGACACCGACCGCGGGCGCGGCCGCAGACACGAGGGCTGTCAGGCCGGCGCCGTACTGGCCGATCAGGGCGACGGCGGGCTCGAGCAGGGAGATGAGGGAACCGATGCCGAGCATGCGCAGGGAGCCGCGACCGCGCCCCGGCATCCGCATGTTGACCGGAACGTTGACGGGGTTCCGGTCGGCTTCGCCCTGGGCGCCAGTGATCAGGTTCCGCAGCCCGGCAAGTAGACCGCCGCGGTTCGAGCCGTCGCCGTCACCGTCCGGCCTGACGGGAACGTTCAGGTCAGAGTCGTCGATGCGGCGGCGGATGCCGTCCAAGGAGGCACGGAACCGGTCTTCGTCGACCTCCACGCGGATCTTCGCGGTGACGCCCTTGGACGCCTCCTTGACCACGTCCTTGAGTCGTCGTCGTAGGCCCTTGGCGTCGATCTCAACCTTGATCTTCGCGGCCAGGCCTTCGGCGGCCGACTCGACTTCTGCGCGCAGCTTGGCCGCGAACCCCGAAAGGTCGGCGACAACCGGCACGTCGAGGCGACCGGCCTGCAGGCCCTCACCCACTACGGACCATTCCTCTCTGCATGGCCGCCATGAGCATCTGTCTGTGGCCGGTCATGCGGGGCGCCGGCGGTTCCGGGGCGGGCTGCGGCGGCTGGGGCGTGGTGCCGGAGCTGCTGCGCGTCGCAGTGCCGGAGCGCGGCGGGCGAACGATGCTGGTGGGCTCCTCGCGCCGCTTGTCTGCGGCAAGGAGCCCGATCTCCTCGACGATCAGCGCCAAGAGCTCGAGGACCCGGTTCCAGCCCCCGAGAGGGACAGAACGGACCTGGGAGTCGTCGGGCAGACCGTCGACGAGGGAGATCAGCCGTCGGAGGCCGATGAATCCGGGCTGTCCGGGGCGGAGCCAGACGCGTCGGGCGTCGACTCGGTGGTAGCGGGAGAGGTCTGACTCGACGTCTCCGAAGCGTTCTCGGAGGAGTCGGCAGACCGAAAGAGCTTTCCCAGTTCCACCCCGTAGACCTTCGTCAGGGCGGTCGTCAGGCGGACGTAGTCGCCGATGTACGGGCGCTGTCGAAGGAAGTCCTCGTACTGGTCGGGGAGGAGGATCGCGTAGGTCTCGCGGATCGCCTCGAGGAACTTCCGCGGCAGGGACGGGCGCCGGAAGAGGGCGTTAACGATCTCCTTGATGCCGGCGTCTCCGTCGGAAGACTCGAGGACGTCGCCCAGGAGGCCGACCAGGTCCAGCTCGTCGGACAGGATCGGGTCGAGGGCTTCCGCTGGCAGTTCTGCCGGGAAAATGAACTGTTCTCCGCCGAACTTGACCGGGATGCCGTCGGGGTACTGAACCTCGCGGCGCTCGGCGTCCAGGTCGATGACGAACGACATGTGCGTGACCTCTTCTTGAGTACGTAGCTGGGTTGCCACCTGCGGCAGCGCGCGGACACTGGCAAGCCGCGGGGGCTTGTGTCGCGCGCTGCCGGGAGAGGTCACGCCGCGGGGTCGAACGCCGGGTCGTCGGTGAGGACGTACCAGGCATCGAGGTCGTCGCCGCCCTGGACCGCGAGCCGCAGAGGCAGGACGGACTCCTTGGTCTTGGCGAGGTCCTTGGAGACGCCTTCCATCTGCATGCAGCGGGGAATGACGTACCGGTAGTGCTTGCCGCCGTCGATGACCTCGATGACGGCCATCACTTCGGTGCGGGAGCCGATGCGCGGCGGGGTGAACTTGTAGTGGGTCGCCGCCGGCGGGCCGGTAACGCTGATGGTGGCGATCTCACCGCCGCCGTACACGGCCTTGAAGTTCTCGCCGGACCACTGCTGCAGGTCGACCTCGATGGTCGCGGCATCGCTGGTCTGGAAGGTGCGGGTCGGGTAGCTCGACTGCGCGGACTTGACCTGCTCGAAGTTCGGTTCGGAGTTGAACTTGAGGCTGTCCTCGGTGGTGAGGCCCACGCTGCGCAGGGCCGCGGGCATGGCCACAGTGGCGTCCGCCGGGGCGGTGGTGCCGACAGGGGCCAGGTAGATACGGGTGATCGACGGGATGACGATCTCGTTGTTGTTGGCGCTTGTGCCTGCCATGACGGGGTTCTCCAAGGTGTCCGGTGCTAGGGCGCGAACACCTTGGAGAGCCGGAGTGGTTAACGTCGCGTCGTCACGGATGCAGGGTCACTGAGAGGTTCATCAGCCATCGGGGTTGGCCGTCGACGAGCGGCGACCAGACCAGGAGACCGGACGGCTTCACGCCGTTGATGACGGGTCGGCCGGGTGTGTGCGGCGCCTCGACGATGCCCTGGGCGACCTGGGCGCAGCGCACGAGGATGCGCCGCAGTTCGGCCTTGCCGGGCCAGCCGCCCGGGTCCCCGTGCACCTCGAACGTCACCTCCGGCGCCGTCGCCCAGTTCAGGTCCCGCAGGTCTCCGCCGGGGCCGTGACCGATGACCAGATGCGGCCACGGTGCCTCGGCGATGCCGGACACGCGGCCGGGGCCGCCGAGGGCGTCGGCGACCTCGTCGCTCTGCTGGAGCCACGCCAGGAGTACGGAGACCGGGTCGGCGTCGGCGAGTGTCAGCTCGGTCATCAGGTACGTGCGATGAAGCCCTGGGCACGCAGGCGACGGGCGTAGTCCGGGGACACGTCGATTGCGGCGCCGGGTGCGTGGTCGGTCCCGTCGATCCGCAGATGGTGGGACAGGGTGACGGTGACCGGCTCCTGGCCTTCACCGAGGGGCGGACCAACGACAGCCGCAGTGCGGCGGGCGGTGCGCTCGGGGCGGGCCTCAGCGGTCTCAGTGACGGCCTCGCCGGACTCCTCCGCCGCGGCGGCGGCGGGCTTCTTGATGGTCGTGTTCGTAGCCATGCCGCGCACTGTGCGGACGTGGGCGGCTTGTGTCGCGTCGTCCTCAGCGGCGGGCGGCAACCATGGCAGCCGCGCGGGACATGAAGTGTGCGCCGTCGGCGACCAGGTTGCCGGGGTAGACGGTGCCCACCTCGGCCTCGACCACCTTCGGGGCTTGCACCGACACGGTGACGGTGACCCTCTTCCCGGCGACGACGGGCTGACCGGTGTTGATGTGCCGGGCAATGCCGTCTGGGTCCTTGTGCGTGGTGCAGCGGCAGTTCTTGAGGTTGGCGACGGCCCGGGAGGTCTGGTCGCGGGGCTCGAGCATGTAGGTGTGCGCGCCGACGCCGCGGTGTTCGATGTCCCAGTCCATGGAGTTGATCTCGAAGCGGAGATTCCCGGGGACCTCTTGCCCTTGGGCCTCGACATGGGTGGGGCGGACCTTGTCGTCGCCGACGGTCACCCATCGCTTGGTGGGCGGAGCCAGCCGCTTCGCCTCGATCTCGACCTGGTGCGCGATGCGCTGCACGGCGGGGGCGAGCAGGCGGGCGAGGGCCTCCTCGAGGCCTTGCGTAGGCGTGAACTTGGCCATCACAGCACCTCGGGAGGGTTGAGGGTGGCAGTGGCCTGAACGTAGTCGGCATCCGGGCAGCCGGGCACGCGGTGGTTGCGGGTGCTTGTCAACGTCCAGGCCCGACCGGTCTCGTCGGTGATGGTGTCGCCCTCCTTGACCGGCCAGGCCTGCGGGTCCAGGCGCACCGTCCATGAGCCGTCGGCCTGCTCCAGCACCGACCCGGGCCACGTGCCGCGGGGCTCGGGCCGGGCGTTCGGGTTCGGCGGTACGGGCACACCGTTGGCGTCGCGCCCCCAGGGGTGCGGGAGCGCATACACGGTCAGCAGCGCGTTCGAGAGGACGACGGCCATGGTCAGCCTGTTCCGGCGGCGACGAGGGCCTTGGAGACGCCCAGCTTGACCGCGGTGACGTACGTCGTGAACGCGGCGGTGGTGTTCTTGCGGTTGGCCCGGGTCATGTCGCCGTTGAGGAAGAACGCGGCGCGCTGGGCGGTGCTGATCTCGAGCTGAACACCCATGCCGCGGCTGTTCCGGTTACAGATGTTCTTGGCGTCGTTCCCGTTCAGCTCCTCGGTGGCGAGCTGCACGGTGAACCCGGCGTCCTTGAGGCACTGGCCGATCTGGTCGCGGAGGTTGTAGTCCAGGCCCCCGAGGTACGTGAACGACGTCGCGCCCGTGGCGCCGTGCCACGAGACGGTGTGGGTGGCGGCCTGCGCCATCGTGAGGGCCTGCGGCTCGTCGTACCGGGTGGAGGTGATGTGCAGGGCGTCGTTCGTGCCGGCGGGCTTGAAGGCATCGAGGCTGTAGAAGTCGTGGATGTCGGCCGCGGCTGCGTCCGCGAGTTCGGTCGTGCCCGTCTCGATCCCGCCTCCGTGGATGGCGAGGTGCAGCAGGGTGGAGACCTGGGAGATGCGCCAGATCCGTTGATAGTCGATGCCCTCGATCTGGCCGCCGGCCAGCTCCCCATAGGACTGGTAGAGGTCGCCCATCGGGTGCGTTCCTTTCGTGGATCAGCGGTACCGGCGGCCGTGGTACGTGGAGTACGGCCAGGGCGGGCGCGACGGTCTGTTGAGTGGTTGGTAGAGGCGGCGGCGTAGCCGGTTCAGGGACTCGAGAGCGGGGAGCGCTCCGGCCTGCCCGGCGGTGGGCGCGGTCTCGTAGGAGATGGACTGTCCCTCTGCACTCACCGAGGACACGCGACGCCCCGAGCTGCCCACTCCGCCGGGGCGCTGCCTCTCGGACTCTGCGGCGTGCGCGGTGACGTAGCGGACGATGGTCTCCTCCGTGGCCCCGTTGAGGCCCACCAGGAAGTCGACGTCGTAGGTGCCATCTCCGTGCGGCCGGTAGGCGATGACCTCGACGAGGTCGTCCTGGTCGGGCAGGGGCCACGACTCCGCGTCGTCGAGGTTGCCGGTGTAGAACGGGGTCGCAGCGCGCAGGGTGAGGGCCCGCGGCACGACGGGGCGGTTCAGGTAGGCCACCACGTCGGCTTGTGCGTTGCGGATAGCTGTTTCCAGTGCGCTGCGCTGGTCGGCGGTGATCGGGAGCGGCACGCCGAGCGAGTCGGCGACGGCTTCCGGGGAGGTGACGAGGCCCATGCCCATGGGCAGGTCGAGGCGCACGGATGTGTCCTTGACCGGCTGGGCCCCGTCGCTGGGGGTGAAGGTCACCATGCCCCAGTAGCGGCCGGGCGGTACCTCGGGCAGCTCGAACCGGTACGCGCCGGGTCGAAGCCGAGTGACCGTGGTCGCCGCGGCGACCACGGGGCCGCTGCGGTCGGCCGTGCCGTACAGGTCCAGGCGGCTGACAGCTCCGCCGGCCGGTTCGGGGTCGTAGTGCGCCCCGCCGTACATGGGCTGATAGTCGAAGACCGACACCCCTGACCCCTCTTACTTCTCGTCGTCGGCGGCCTGGGCGGCGAGCCGCTCGGCCTGGGCGTTGAGGCGCTCCTGGATCCGCGCGGCGACACCTTCGGAGACGTGGGCACCGGCGGGCTGAAGGAGACGGTGGACGGGGTTGCGGTGCGGCCCGAGGAACGTCTTCTCGACCAGGCGCACGGTGCACACGAGCGTGGAGCCGTACGGGGTGAGAGGCACGAACACGGAGTCCACGTCGACCGGGGGCTCCTTGGTCGCGTCGTCCACGATGACCTCGGCGAGGTTCTCCTCGTCGGGGATGACCTCGGTCGGGGTGGCGTACACGGGCACCTCCGGGGCCGCCGGGGGCTCCTGGACGGCGGGCGGCTCGAGCGGAGCAGCGTCCGGCGCCTTCGGGGTGCTGTCGACGGCCGGAGCGGGCTCCTCGACAGACGGAGCCGTCTCCTCGACAGCCGCGGCGGTCTCCTCGGCGGCCGCCGTGCTGGTGGCGTCCCCGCCGGGGGCGGTCTCTTCCGCTGTGGCGTCGGCCGGCGACGTGGTGGCCTCGGCGGTGGAGTCGGCCGCAGTCTTCGCGGCCGCGGGCTTACGGGTACGGGTGGTGCCTGCCATGGGTGGGCTCCCTCTCGGGGTGGTGGTCCGGTCGGCGCGCACCTTGCACACCGGGCGGCGCTTGTGTCGCGCCCTGCCTCGAGCAGCCGGACGCACGCGAGTTGATCCCGGGGCAGCCCCTGCGCACGTGCGGAGGGGCTGCCCTGTTACGCGGATCAGGCGTAGGTGTAGCCGCCGGTCTTGGTGACGTTGCCGGCGTCGTCGACGAGGACGACGTCCTTCGCCCCGGCAGTGCCGGCCGGTGCGGTGACGGTCAGCTTCTTGGCGGACAGGATGGTCAGGGCCGTGCCCGCCGTCGCGCCGAAGTTGACTGCCGACACCCCGTCCAGGTTGGTGCCGGTGATGGTGACGACAGTGCCGCCCGCCACCCCTCCCGTAGCCGGGCTGACCGTGGCGATGGTCGCGGCCGGGAACAGCTTGTCGATCTCGGACTGACGCAGAACGGCACCCGCCTTGTAGGCGAGAGTCTTGATGGACCCTTCGGGCTGCTGGTCGCCGTCGGTGGTGTACGGGCGGGTGCTGTAGATGTCCTGAGAGATGACCTTCTCCGGATCGGCGACGCTGGTCGTCGGAAACGCTGCCTTGGTGATCCGGGCGCCGTTTGCCGTGTAGAGACCCATGAGGGTGTCCTTCCTGGGGTGTGATGGTCGCGGAAGGATGAGGTACGGGGTTGGCTTGAGTCGCGCCCTGCCGGGATCCGGCGCACTTGCCCAATTGGGCAAGAATGATCTTGGTCCCGTCCGACACCCCCGGGGTCGGACGGGACTTGCCCAATTGGGCAAGAACGATCTTGATGCGGTGTCGCTACGGTCGCCCGCTGCTGTACTGCTTGCCGGGGCCGCGGCGGCGATCGTCCTGGGCGCGCTGGAGCTCGCTCCACCGGTGGGGGCCCTGCTTCTTCTGGAGGTGCTTGATGTTGTTCGCAGGGATGCCGACCTTCTGCGGGCCCAGCACGGACACCAGGCATCCCTCCTGCGCGCGGGAGGTGTAACCGGCCTCGGCGAGGGACTCCTCGTCGGGGAAGATGTCGACGTGCCGCTCGATGGTCACGTCGACCAGGTGGTCCTCTCGGCCGCCAAGCGAGTACACCCACTTGAAGTTCTCCGGCGGGTCCGGCTCCACTACCTCGCGAAAGAGAGAAACGCTCTTGGTGTACGCATAGAAGCGGACGCCCGGCGAGGCACGCATGATGCGCATCCAGGCAGAGGTGTATTCCGCGCTGAAGAAGTCGCCGGCGTCGTGACAGCGGACCCACCGGTCTTGGTACCGCTTGTGCTGGAGCTCGGCGGTCATCTGCGCTTCCCAGCCGGGCAGATCGTCCAGCACCATCATCAGGTTCGCCTCGTGGCGCGCCTTGACGCCGGGGAACCGGTAGGCCCCCTGCCTGGCGTAGCAGAGCGGAGCGCAGATCCCTGCCGAGGGGCACGTGTTGTAGTTGCGACCGTCAGGCAGAGTTCCGGCCCACGCCGGGATCGACCAGTTCCAAATCCCCTGCCGCCGCATGTCTGTGTTCTGGGTGAGTAGCCACCGTGGTTTTTCAGTCATGGCCGGACGGTGAAGTTCCGCGCTCCCTTGCGTCGCGCGCTCACAAGATCCGCAGGTCGTCCCAGCCGTCCGGGCCGACGCTGAACACCAACAGCCCGGAGGTGGAGACCTCACCGGAGCGGACGGCGTACCAGTCGCTCCCGTTGTCGAGCGTCGGGGCCTGAATCCACAGCCGTCCGTTGCCCATCTGCTGCGCACGGAAGTGGTGGTAATGCCCGGTGATCAGGATGTCGGCGTCCGCCACGGGTTGGCGGCCGAACGTCTGCCCCCTCCACCAGTCGCCCGCCTTCTCCGGCCGCGGGTACTGGTGGCCGTGGGACAGGCCGACGATGTGCCCGGCGACGTCGAGCGACACGGTGTCCCGCCATCGCTCCGGCATCACGAACGAAACGTGTCCGTAGGCGTCCTGGTTGCGGGCGTAGGCGTCGGCGATCTGGGACATGACCTCGATGCCCCAGTCGTCGACGGGCGGGCCGACAGCGTCCTTCCCGCGGCGCACGCGGGCGTGGTTCGAGCCGCACGTCGCGGCGACGACGCGGCCGAACTTCCCGGCGAGCCGGTCCAGGCCCTCGAACGTCACACGGCGGTGAACGCGGACCATCTCCGTCAACGTCAGATCGTTGGTGAAAGCCTGTTGCGCGGTGTTCTCGAACCCTTCAATGCAGTCGCCGGCGTCCGCCCAATACGCGACGGACGGGGCGCGGCCCACGGCCTTGAGGTCGCGGATGTGGTCGTCCAGCCGGTCGAAGCGGTCGGCGATCCGGGCGAGGAGCTCCGGGGTGCCTCCGTCGCGGCCGACCTTCCCGGCCTGGGCGTCCGCGTACACGACGACCAGGGCACGCTCGGCGGTGTCGACGGCCGCGCGGGGCTTGCGGCGGCGGCGCATCGCGTCCCGCACGAGGGCGTCGACGTCGCCGGTGGACAGCCACGCAGCTTGCGCGGGCTCGATCACATACCGGCAGCGCCACACGGAGCGGGTGACAGCGTCGTCGCCCTGGTTGTCGCGGTGCCAAGCAGCCGGGTCGTGTCGGGCCTCGACCAGTCGGACGCGGAAGCCGTCGGGGATGGCCAGGCCCATCTCCTCGACGCGTTCGCGCCAGTCGTCTTCTCCGGCGGGCGGCTTCTCGGCGGGCGGGGCCGTGACGACCATGGTGCCGCCCGGCTCGTAGCGCACACCGCTCTCCCAGCCGCGGGGTACGGCCGGCTGCAGTCGCTGCGACTGGGCGGGCTGGCTCTGCGCGTGGGAGGCAGGCTCGAGGAGAGCCTGCAGGTCGTTGCTCAGGCTCATCGGGAGCACCTGCATCCGTTGGGCTCCCCACGCCGCCGGTGTCGGGCGACGGTGTACGCCGTGACCGGGTCGCCGTAGCGGCTGAGGGTCTCGGCGATGGACACCGAGGAGACACTGGTCATTTCCAACACCGCACGCAGCGATGCGGCCACGTCGGCGTCCGCGGCGTCCAGGAGGGTGCCCACGCTGCAGCGCGGCCCCCGGTGGGCGGCGGGGACGCCGGTGAGGGCGTCCAACTCTGCCGCGAGTCCTGTGGGTTGCTTCTCGATCACCAGGGTCCTCCGTCGTCGTGATGGTGCTATGTCGGAGGGGGTGCACCCATGCCGGGTGCACCCCCTCACTCCGGCGCGGATCAGCCGCCGGTCGGCGTGGTCCAGGAGCCGATGACGAAGGACTCCGGCCGCGGAACCTCGAGCGCCAGGCGCTCGTCGGCGCGGAACGTGATGAGGCCCTGCTCGTAGTTCGTGCCGTTCTCGGAGGAGACGGTCACGGAGACGTTCTCGCGGTCGTGGAGCTGCGCGCCCAGACCGAAAGCGCCGATGAGGAAGTCGGTGTCGGCCATCGCGGTCGTCTCGACGACGTTGAGACGCCACACCTTCTTCTCAGCGCCGATCGCGACAGCGATGGCGACGCGGAAGGCGCCGTTCTTGTCCTCCTCGACCTCGACGTGCTCCCACATCGTGGGCGACAGGACGATGCCGGTCGGGTCGTACTCGGCGAGCAGAGCCTTGGTGATGCTGCGCCGAATCTGAACGCTGTACTGGTCGGACGCGAGACCGGTGTACTGCTGGACGCCCGGTGTGTTGTAGATGCCGGTGATGGACTGGCCGTCGCCGATGCTGTGGAGCAGGTCCCAGTCCTCGGCGTACTTGACGCCCTCGACCATGCGCGTGTTGATGAAGGTCTTCAGGCGCGGCTCGTCGCTGAGGATGTTCTTGTGCGCGTCCAGGAGGTGCGCAACCTCGGCGACCGGGTACATCACCGGGGTCAGGGTCAGCTTCGACCGCGGGGCCCGGCCCCAGGTGTCGGTGTCCGCGCCGGTCGCCGGGCTGACGCCGTCCGCGGCGTACCGCTCCTTGACCTGCTTCGCGCTGTTCGTCCAGCCGGTCTCACGCGCGCCGTACAGAACCGCGTTCTTGGTCGTGGACTTCGGGAAGAGGTCCCGGATGTGGAACTTGCGGAACGGGCGCTCGGCGATACCCAGGTTCTGCGCGGAGCCGAGGACCTGGTGGGTCACCGAGCCGGCCGACAGGGAAAAGATGGACTTCCCCTCGATGTCGGCGCGGATGTACGGCTTGTCACGGAACCCGGCCGTCGTCGCGTTCTGGTAGGACGCCGACTCGACGAACAGGTCACCGAGGGACTTCTCCTCGAAGCCGGGGCGCTGGCCGTAGTGGGTGGCTGCGGCCGACGGCGAGTCGGGGGCGTCGAGGTACTGCTTGATCTCGACCAGACCCTGCTCGGCGTCGATGAGGCTCTTGATCTCGGCGGCTTCGCCGGAGACCTTCTTGAAGGCGGCCGCCTGCTCGCTGGAGACGACGAACTGGCCGCCGTCCTCGACCTTGAAGGTCTGGCTGATGCGCTCGGCCTCGGCGGACTTCGCCTGGAGCGCCTTCTGCAGCTCTCCGATACGTGCGGTGGGCATTTGGGGTGCTCTCCCTGATGCTGGGTGGCGGTTGACGTGCGTCGCTCGCCCGGCCAGCACCGGGACGCCTCAACGCGAGGCGGAATGGAAAGCGGAGGAGGGGGTTAACGTCGCGTGCTGCCCGCTCGAGACGTCAAGAGCGGGCAGCACATGGGGTTTGACCTGCTGTTTTGTTATGGGCGGTGCGGGAGCTCCGCGGGAAGCGCACGGGCGCGGGGGTGCAACTCAGCTCCGTATCAGGGCGAGTGCGGCCTTCACTTCCTCGGCGTCCAGGCGGACGGTGTTCTCCGGCCCCGGGGCCGGTTCGGTGTCCGCCTCGTCGCCCTCGTCGTCCCCGACGTCGCCGAAGGTCTCTTCGTCCCACAGGTCCAGCCCGATCGGGACGTCGGCCGCCGGGCGGCCGGCGGGAGCGGAACCGTCCTCCTCGATGTCGAGCCCCTTGGCGGACAGGGCCGCGATCAGGTCACGCACCTTGTCGCGGACGCCCTGGAGCTGCTCCGGGCCCGCGTTGGTGGTGCTGATACGGGCGGTCGCGTCGCTGAGCGCGTCAACGGTCGGCTGCACGACGCGGGCCTCGGCTTCCTCGTCCTCGTCGGCCTCGCGGGGTTCGTCATCGTCGTCGGGGACCACGACGGTCGCCAACTCCACGCGCTTCGGCGTGCCCAGAGCAACGTCATCGTCGTCGAGGGTGTAGGGCACCTGGTAGTGCTCCTCCTCTTCTCCGTCGCTGTGCACCGAGGCAATGACGTGGTCGGGGTACGTGCCGTGGATGCACGCCCAGGTGTTCTCATCGGCGGCGAGCAACGCGCGGACAGCCTGGGCAAGACGGTCGCGGATCTGCTCGAAGGACGCAGGGAGGGGCTTGATCGGGTTCACGGAGTCTCCTGAGACGGCGGTGAAGCGAGCTTTCGCTTCAGTGACCATGGAGCGGGCGGACTTGTGCTCGATGCGCGGCAGGGCGCGCGCGGATCGCACCGCGGCGCGCGCGGACTTCTTCTCTGCGGACGCGGCGGCGATCTGCTGGGCCGTGATGGCTCCGTCGGCGATTTGCGTGGCGTCGATGACGTCCTGAGAGACGGGCCGGAACGGCTTCGGGGCCGGGGCCTGCGGGAGGGCGGCGCCGGCCAGGAGTGCCCACGGCGTCTCTCGGCATTCCGGCCGCAGGAGCGGCATGTCGGGGAGAGCGGTGATCGGCCACCAGGCGGTGACCTCCGTTGCGTCGCCCTTGGGGTCGTCCGGGTTGGCGACGCGGCGTTCGTCGTGCGGCGTGTTGATCGGCACGGAGTCCTCGGTCGGGACGACCGCGACGTAGCCGCGGTAGATGCCGTTCGGGGCCGTCCACGAGCCGACGACGCTGGTCGTTCCGGGCAGCGTCGATCCGGTCTCCTCTCCCCACTCGCGCAGCGCGGCCGCGAGGGAGTCCTCGCCGTCTTCCAGGCCCCCGCCGGGGAACTCCCACGTCCCCGCTGCCGGGTCGTCGTCGTCAAGTGCCCGCTGGATCATCAGCACGCGGCCGGTGTCGGCAGCCTTCACCACCAGGCCCGCGAACTTGACGGCGTCCTGGCCCTTCGGCGAGGCGACGACGTCGATCTCGACATGGGAGGGCGTGGACTTGTACTCAAGCCGGTCGTTCCCGGTGGCGGACTTCACCTCGAGAGAGCGGGTCAGTGGGTGCGCGCCGTGCAGGACGGGCGAGACCTCGTACAGGTCCAGGTGGTGGATGACGCGCACCCCGTCGCTGCGGAGGGTCGCGGACTCCGTCGGTACGCGGTAGCCGATGGAGAACGCGGCCTGCTGGTGGTCATGCCACTGCTTGACCTGCTCGTAGGCGTCGCGGCCCTGGCGGGTGCGCAGGTTGTAGACCACGGTGGCGACGAGGGCGCCGGCCTCGGCAGGCCAGTCGCCGGGGACCTCGGAGAATCGGGGGTCGCCCGGAAGCCACTCCTCGACTTCGACGACGACGCCGACGGGGTCCTTCCACCCGTGGTGCCACACGGTCTTGACGGGCCGTGAGGCGAGGGTGCGGGCGAAGGCGCCGGGCACGATGAGGTCGTTGACCTCGTCGACCACGCCGGTGACGGCGTAGATTGCCCGGCTGGTGCCTCGCTGGGTGGTGCTGGGGCGTGCGGATCTGGTGGGTGGAGCAGCGCTCGGCACGGCGGGAAACCTCCGGCGGTGGACAGTGGGGCCGCCGGGCACCGTGCCGTTCGCGTGTGCCTACTGTCCTGCGCTGGCCACCGCGGGCCGTCGGGGCTGCGCCTCGGCCTCGGAGCGGGCCATGGACCAACCCCGGTTCCAGTAGCGGTATCCGAACTGCTCCTCCGCGTTGCCGTACATGTTGTACGGGCAAGCGTCGGAGGGGTCTCCCGCCGCGTACGCGGCCTTGCCTTCGTTGAGCCGGTCCTGGAAGGTCTGGCGATCGAGCTGCACTCTCGGCTCTCCTTACCGGCTCGCGAACATCGGGTCTTGGACACCGCGGTCTTCGGCCTGGGCCGGGCCGCTCGGTACCGCCGGATCGGTCGTTCCGTCTCCGCCTTCGGAGCCGTGCGTCCGGGTCATCTGCGCCCCGTCCACGTCGGTCGCCCACGCATCAGGGTCGGTGTAGCGCCACACCTGGCCCGTGGAGTCACGCACCCATCCGGTCAGTGTGCCGTCCGGGGCCTGGTCGAGCCAAGCCTGCTCCCCGTCGCTGCCGGTGTATGCGGCGAAGGCGCTCTCTGGATCGGTCTCGTCGCCCTCCTCGTACATGTCGCCAGCCCAAGGGCGGGAGTCGTCTTCGGGCGGTTGGGCGGCCGCGCCCGGGTCTTCTCCAACGCCTTCCCCTTCCGGTGGCGCCGCGGGATCCACCGGTGCGGCGGGGGCCGCGGTCGGATCCTCGGGCAGGTCCTCCGCGAGGTCCTCGGAGGGTTCGCCGCCGGAGACGCCGGGGCCGGCCGTCTCGAGCGAGGCCTCTTCGGTGCCCGCGGTGTCCTCGTTCTCGTCGTCTTCCTCCCCGAAAGGCTTGCCGCCCTTGGGGAGAGCCTTGATGGCGAATCCGTATCTGGTCACGGGCGGAGGATGGGCCTGCGGGACGGCTTGTGTCGCCGCCACCGCCGCACCCCACCCCCGTTCAAGATCATTCTTGCCCAATTGGGCAAGTCCCCTGGATCAGCTCCCTGGCACGCGCGCCTGTCTCGGCACGCTTCCGCTCTCTTCGATGACGTCGGTGTACTCGCGGAGCACCGCAAGGACGGACGCCTCGTCGTCCCCGGCAACGGCCGCCATGGGGCCGGTCGGTGACAGAGCGACGGTCTCTCCCTGGTGGAGCTCCACGAGGGCCGCGGCCCGGTACGACCCGATCACCGGGCGGTCGGCCCGCCCGGTGATCTGCACTGTGTAGGTCGCACCGTCGTCGAACGAGCCGGTGACGGTGAGCACTGCTGCCTCCTTATCGAGTGGCAATCAGGCCCAGGAGGAACGCCCGCAGGTCGTCGTCCTGGTACCAGTCGCCGCTGAACATCGCCTGAATAGACCGGGCGAGACTGTCACCGGTCTCCGGTTGCGTCTGCTGCCTCCGCAGGAGACGGCTCAGGGCGCTGCGCTGCATGCGGCGGGCGCCGGGCCGGCCGGTGTGCGTCCTGGTGAACCAGAACGCGCGCTGCGCGGCGTCCAGGTCGCCGAGGTGCTGGGCGAGGTGCTGCGCCAGGGCGTGCCCGGCGGTGCCCATTCCCTCGTCGGCCAGGTCGGCGACCGTGATCCGCTGTCCCTCCGGTTCGTAGCGGCCCTGCGTGCCGTCCACGGCCGTCAGGCGGCGCACCTCGGGGGTGTTGAGCCACGCTCGCGGGATGAGGCGCTGCACGCCCCGTACGGCCCGCTCGGCGTCCGGGTTGGTGTCCGGGCCGAACACGATGGAGGCGTTGCCCTCGGGCCCCATGTCGCGAACGTCGGCCAGGGCTGCAGCCACGGCGTCAGGCACCGCGGCGGCGTACCGGGTCCGCAGGTCCCCGTACTCCCGGCGGGCGGCCGACAACTCGGCGCGTGCCGCGGTGATCTCGATCTCGAGGTCCGGGTCATCCGGGATGGTCGCGCCGCTGCGTGCCGCCTGCAGGTTGACCAGGCGCCGCTCGCTGGTGGCCACGTAGTCGTCCGCGTGCTGCAGCGTGGCGTGCGGGTCGTCGCCGAAGTCGTCGCCCAGGGCCGCGGACAGACGGCGGGTCACGTCCTGGTCGACGTCGTTGCCGGCCGCCCGCAGGGCCGCCATGTGGCGGAGCGCGGTCAGGCCGGGGCCGCCGTCGGCCGCACGGTCCGGCGTCCACTGGATGCGGTCCGACCGGTCGGGGAGCCGTCCGGCTGCAAGCCGCCCCCACGTGGTCGGGCGCCAGAAGGTGACGCGCTGCTGCGCCTGCCCGAACCGCCCCGGCTCCGGCATCAGTCCGGCCCAGTGGGAGATCCGCGCGGCCAGCGAGTCGCCGTCCGTGTCGGGCAGGTTCACCGCGCGGTGCAGGCGCGCCAGACGGCGGGACTCCGGCCACTGCCGGACACGGCGGGCCAGGCGGCCGAGGAACGCCCGCAGGCGGGCCATGCGCTCGCGCGCGGTCCGGTACTTCTCGGCGATCTTCCGGGCGCCTTCCTTCACGAGCTCCGCAAGGCGTTTGGCCATGCGAATCAGGAGAGCGACGATCCGGGCTAGGAGACCCGGCTGCCGTCCGGCGTCCGGGGACACAGTGGCAACGCGCCGTGCAATCCGACGGGCGGTGGCCTGCCGCGACCCGTCCATCTGCCGGAGGAGGGTGCGCGCGATCCGCTCGGCGTCGCCCGGGTCCACTCCCGCGGCCTGGAGCTGCTGCAGGAGCGCGTTCACGGCGTCATCGGTGTGCCCCGCAACGGTGCGGGCGACGTCGGCGTCTCCGTCGGCGTCGGGCTGCCCGTGCTGTCCGGCGATCCCGTCCGGGATGAGCCGAAGCAGGTCCCTCGCGCGGGCCGCCAGGTCCTCGTCGCTCTCGTCGGGGAGCGGCTCGAGGTCGTTGATCGTGCGCAGGGCGGCGCGCACGGTCGCGGTGTGAGCGTCCTGCCGGGCCTGCTTGAGTGCCTGCCGTGCTGCCTTGCGGTCGTCGCCGGTGACACCGGCGGCGTCGAGGGCGTCAAGGGCGTCCTGGCGGGCCGCCTGCCGGGCATCGCGCAAGGCCTCGGGGGTGAGGCGCTGAGCGATGCCTTCACGCAGGGCGTGGATGTCGCCGGGCGGCTCGGTGCCCGCGATGGCTTCGTCGATGATGCGGGCCGCGACCGCGCGGTGGTGGTCGGCAATGATCCGGTCGGCGGCGGACTGCGGCGCCGGGTTGGGGTCGCGTGGAGCTCCGGCCGGCGGCAGGGCCGGGGTGGGCCGGTTCCGGTCGTAGACGTTCACGGCGCGGCCGCTGTGCAGACCGAAGTCGTGGACGTTGCCGTCCTCGTCGACACCGGTGAGCTGCATCCACCAGCCGTTGCGCTGCGGCTCGCTGATGATGGTCAGCCGTCGGTGCCCGTTGAACTGGTAGCCGGTCCGGCTCACGGGTGCGTCGATGACGTCGCCGCGGCGCAGGCTTCCCGGGCGAACCCGGGCGACGGGCGTCGTGGGCTCGTCCGGCGTGCTCGAGGCGTCCGGCGTGGCCGGAGTGCTCGGCGTGGCCGGGTCCCCTCCAGCGCGGCGCATCGGGCCGCCGGGGATCCCGGGGGTGCTCGAAGGGTCCGGGGTCGCGTCGGTGTCGTCGGCGTCGGGCGGGGTGACGGGGTCCGGCTCGGCCTCCGGGAGCTGCCACACAGGCATGGCCCCGTGGACAACTCGGCGCCGCCACTGGTTGTTCTCGTCCTCGAGGAGGAAGTTCCGCACGCCTCCGGGCCCGTCCTCGGCGTCGATGACGCGGAAGACGCGCACCTGGTCTCCGTGGCGCTCGTCAGGCATGGCGACCAGGTCGCCCTCGCTGACCTGAGCGGCGTTCGACGGGCGGGGCCGGTCGAGGCCCGCGGGCGGGGTTCGACCGGCGGCCCGGTCGAGGTGATCGGCAGCCCGCAGTGCGGCACGTCCCTCGAGCGTCGACGGGTCGGCGGACGCGCGCAGTTGCGTGGCCAGTGCCGACGCCTGCTCCGGGGTGACGGGCAGGTCGGCCGTGATCCGTGCCGCGGCCTGCTGGGCGTCCGGGTCGTCGTCCGGCCCGTCGGCGTGGTCGCCGATGGCGTCCCGGTCGCTCGAGCTGAGCTCCGGGTCGACGGTCGGTCCCGTCACCGGCTCCACACGGTGCGGCGGCTCGTGCACGACCAGGTCGTCGTCGGGCTCGGGAGCGTCGTCCGGGCCGAGATCGGGAGCGTTGCCGTCCGGCCCCTGGGCACGCGGGAGGACCGCGCTGGCGTCGACGTCGATCTCGCCCATCTCGCCGGTGGTGGTGTCGGCGTACTGGAGGGTGACGCGGTCCCCGTCCCTGGTGGGCGGGCTGGTGATCGCAACGGTGGTAAGCGTGCCGTCGAGGTCCAGGACCACGACGTCGCCGTCCTTGAGGTCCGCGGCCGCCGGCTCGTCAATGCCGGTCACCGGTGCCGCGGCGGGGACGTCGTCGCGGACTTCACCGGTGACGCTGAGGTCTCCCGCGCTGCGGGTGACGGTTCCGTCGGCCGTGGTGATGGTGACGTTGTCGCCGTCGACGTTGTTAACGGGCCCGAGGAGCGCGCCATCGGTGTCGCTGACGACGTTCTGCGGGGTCACACGCTGGCCGGACGCGGTCCAACCGTCGGGGCGCTGGCTGTCGGTGACGGTGACCGCGGTCGGTGAGAGCGCGGTGTCGTCGTTGCCGTCGGACCAGTGCACCGCCACGGTGGTGTTGGTGGCGCCGGTGACGGTGCCTTCACGGTCGTTGGAGCCGGTGACAGTGCTGCCGGGGAACAGGCCGCGGCCGCTACGGTCCGCCGGGATCTGGTCGGGCAGATCACCGGACCGGAGGGAGGCCTGAGCGCCACTGGCCGGAGACCCGGGCACGACATCGTCCGGGGCCTCGGCGCGCGCCGCGGTGGCGTTGATGGACGTGTAGACGTTCCCGGCCGCGCCGGTGCCGTCCGGGTTCTCCGTGACCCAGGTCCGCCACATGTGCTCGGTCCGACCGCGGCGGGTCACCTCAACGCGCACAGGGGCGGTGTAGCAGTACCCAGCACGCTGGACCGGACGGCCCTTCTTGGTGGTGCCGTTCATACGGACCATGTCGCCGGGCGCCAGGTCCTCGACGCGGGCCCAGTGCGCGGGCTGGCCACCGATCGGGTCCGGGTCCGGTTCCGGCTCGGGTTCCGCCGGCGGACGGACGGTGTCCTCCGGGGTGTTCACGGGCTCGTCGGGCGTCGGAACCGCGGGGGACGGCGCGTCGCCATCGCTATTTGGCTCGTCCTCGGCACGGGGCCGCTCGAGGTCGTTCTCCGGGCCGCCGAGGGCATCGAGTATCTGGCCCGCCCAGTAGGTGCGGCTGTCCAGGTTGGACAGTGCCTCGCGCTGCTGACTCTTCTGCTTGGAGCCGCTCACGGCGTCGTGCAGCCATGCGAAGTCGTCGCGCGCCTGCGCCAGGTCCTGCCGGAGGTTCCCGCTGGGCGAGTGCTGATCACGGAAGGCGTCGACCAGGGAGGACAGACGCTCGTACCGGGCGCGCGCCTCCGGGTCGTTGCGGAGAGACTCCGGCAGCTCCGGCAGCCCCCGCGACACGTTCGCCAGGCGCCAGGTCACGCTGTCCCACACGTCCTCGTTGGGGTTCGCCGAATCCGTGGGGCCGTCCTGCAGGGCACGGACGACGAGGTTGGCGATAGCGGTGTCACGGGACTGGGAACGGCTCTGGCGGTCGTCGCCCAGGCCGAAGAACGGCTGGGCCTTCCACACCTGCCCGCGGTCGGGATTCGACCGGTTCAGGTTGACGATGGTGCCGATCCGCTGACCGTTCAGCCACACAGACTCGCCCTGGGCGATCTCGTCCGGGCGGAACTCGGCCATGCCGGCGAACTCCTTCATCCGGTCGTGGCCGCCGAACCGGAATGCGGCGTCCTCCTCGCTCTCACCGCGCATTGAGGCCGATGGCGCGGGAGTGACGTCGTCAGCCGTGAGGGGGCCCGTGCCCTCGGGCGTGCCTTCCTCAGCGGTGCGGCGCAGCTCCTCCTCGTGCTGGTGTCGTTCCGCGCGGTCGCCGTCGCGGCGGCCCTGCTTGTACTGGGCGAACGTCTGGCGGCCACCGTGGTTGTCGAACCACTCCTGCAGTTCCTCGCTGGCGTACTGCCGCCACCGGTCGCGCCCGGACAGGCTGCCGCCGGAGAACAGTTCCCGCTCGTCGAAGTCGGTAAAGCCGTACTTGTACTCACGGCGGAAGAAGTAGCCGTTCGTGAAGTCGATGGCTTGCCGGTAGCGGGCCTCGTCCCAGTCGGCGAATTCGGCGCGAAGGGCACGGTCGGCTTCCCGCTGCCGGTACTGCGGGTACGTGAGGCGGCCGTTTCCGGGGGTCTCGTCGTCGCCGTCGAACCAGTGGTTCAGCTCGGGCGAGGCCAGTTCCTTCGCGCGCTTGTTGCTGTACTTGCCGCCGGAGAACAGGGCCCGGGGGTCGATGCCTTGGGCCTCGGCCTCGGGGCTGAGCATGCGGCCGCCGGTGGCCTGCATGGCGGCCTGGAATCGCTCCTCGTCGAGGGCGTCAAACTCGCGGCGCATCCGTCCGGGGGTGGCCGGCGCGGGCTGCGTGACGTCTGTGTCACCGAAGCCGAGGGCCTCGTCCATGGCGCGGCCGCGGCGCTCTGCCTCGTCGGCGTTCGCTGGCGGCGTGTCTGGTACAGCGGCGCGGATCCGCTCGTCGACGTAGCCGTCGCGGCGGTCCATCTCCGCTATGACGCGGAGCTCGTCCTCCGGGCCGAGACCCTGCCGGTAGGCGGCCTCGAGGTCGGGATCGTCCAGACCGGTGAGGTCGTCGGGCAGTGTGAAGGCGCCGTTGCGCTCCCGCTCGTAGTCGTCCTGAACAGCGCGGAGGGCCTGGGGGAGGTTGCGGCCTTCCCCGTCTCGCCACGCGGCCACGCTGCTCGGGCCCCACGCCTGGTGCCAGTCGAAGGGGTCGCCGTTACGGTCGCTGATCTCTTCGAACCGTCCGGCGAGCGCGCGCGCCTCCTCGGGGTCGTCGGAGGCCAGGGTGATGCCGGGCAGGTTCGTGCCGTTGCGGGCCTGAGCGAAGCGCCACACGGTGCTGCCGTTGTCCTGCGGCTCGGGCCACATGGCCAGACCGCCGTCAGGCGACAGGGCGAGGCCTTCACGATCCGCGGCCTGTGCCAGGAGGGCACGCCGCTCGGGGGTGTCCTCGGCTGGGGTGAGACCGTCGCCGGTCCTCCAGGCGTTCCGCAGGGAGTCCACATCGCGGTGACGGGCAGCGGATCGGCCGCCGTCGTGACCGCCCGCGCTGCCGTCGCCTCCACCACCGGTCGCGTTCGGCACGTTGAAGTCCGGCAGGCTCAGGTGCGGCAGGCCGGGACCACCGGGACCGCCCCCACCGGGACCGCCGTTGCCGCCCCCGCGGTTACGGCGGCGACGCCGACGCTTCCGCCGGTCCTCCTCCTCGTCGTCGTTCGCGCCCGCGTCCGGGCCGTCCCCCTCGTCATCCGGGCTGTTGGGGCCGTCGCCGTCGCTGCTCGAGTTGTCGCTGTCGCCAGGGGTGTCGGGCGTGCCCGCGCCGCCGCCGTCGGGTTCGCCGTCGGGGTCGGCTGCGCCACCGTCGAGGTCGCCGTCGCGGCGCTGCCCGCGGCTCTCCCCGTCGTCCTGACGGTCGTCCTGCTGGTCGTCGTTCTGCTGCTCGTCGTCCCCACTCGCCGGGGTGTCCTCGCCCGTCGTCTCGTCGCGGTTGTCGTCGTTCTGGCCGTCGGTGGACTCGCCGTCGACACGGCGGTCGCCGTCGGCCTGGCCGTTGTCGTCACCGCGGCGTTCGTTGCGGTCGTCCTGCTCACCGCGGGCAATGCGCGCAGCGCGACGGAACCGATCGGCAGCGAGCTCACCCTGCGGGCCCGCGAGCTCGTACTGCTCAGCGAGCGCGTCCATACGGTCGGCGATGTCGCGGAGCTCCGCGTCCCGGTCGTCGGCGGAGTCGGCGCGGCCGAGTCGGTCGTCGAGCTCCTGCATTTCGGACAGTGAATCGCCGCCTACGGCGTTCATGCCCTCGCCGAACAGGTCCTGCGCCCGGCTGGCCCGGTCGTCGCTGGACTGTCGGGAGTCACTCTCGTCGTCACGGGGGCCGCTCAGGCTCGGCAGGCCCCGCTCCTGCATGTCGCGGGCGAAGCCGCGAGCCGCTTCCTCGGGGGTGTCGTATCGACCTTCGCCGGTCTGGCCGCCCGGCCGCCACCAGTAGTAGCGGCCCTGCGGCTTCTCCCGTCCGAGGAGGCCCTCAATCTGACCGGCGACGTAGATGTTGCGGGGACCGCCACCCCTCTTCGGCCTGTCCAGCCAAACGCCGTCCCCCAGATCGTCGGCCCAGTCGGGGGCGTCAGCGGTGGCCGGCTCGTCAGGGCCGTTGCCCGGCCCGTTGAGGGTGCTTCCGTCGGTGTTCTGGAAGTCCGGATACCGAAGGTCGCGTTCGGCCTTCATACGGGCTGCGGTGGCCCACGACTTGTACGTACGGGTCTCGTACGGGAGATCCACATCCGGGTCGGTGAACTGGCTCTCCAGCCACGCCGCCTCGTCGCGGATGCGGCGAAGGTCGCCCTGCAGGTCGTCCGTCTCGCCCCGGCTGACGCGCTGGATGAGGTCCTGGAGACGCTGAATCCGCTCCGGGTCCTGCAAGCCCTCCTTGCCCTGGAGGGTGGCGATGTCGTCGCCGATGTCAGCCATACGGGCGCGGAGCTCGTGCCGCCACGGCGGGGTCGGCTCCGGCCGCGTCCGGTCGTTGGCCCACGCGAAGGTGTCGTCGGGGTGGCTCAGGAAGACAGGGCTGATGTCCGAGCGCGATCCGTCGAGGTTGGAGACGGACAGGACCATCGTCCCGTTGTCGTTCTGGGTCACGCTGTTTACGTGGACCGGCTGCCTCCAGCCCACGGGGTACGGGCGGCCGTCGGCGTCCTGCCGGGTGATCGGCACGCGGATGATGTCGTTCTCGGCGACGTCGGCGCGGTCTCCCAGTACCCAACCCTCGGGTGCCTCGCTGCGGGACTGCTCCTGCCGGTCGGCGTCGGTGGCCTGCTGCTGGCGGATGTCGCGGTTGCGGACGAGCGCAGCTACCGCGTTGGCGCGGCTCGTGTGCTCGGCCGGAGCCGTGTCGCCTTCGGCGTTGGTGTAGCGCCACCTACGGGCGAGTTGGCTGACGGTGCCAGCGTCCTCGCCGTCGACGGTCACCGGGTACGAGCCGTCATCGTTCCGCTTGCCGATCTCGGCACGCGCGAGCGCCTCGGCCCGCTCCTGCTTCTCCTTCTCCCGCTTCTCCCGGTCCTGGCGGGCGACCGCGCGCTTGCGCTGCTCCTCGTACAGGTGGCGCCGGCGGTTGCCAACAGGAGAGAGAGCGAGCATGGCGTTGCCCTGAACGCGCGGGCCTTCCCCGGTGTTCGCGACGTGCCGGTTCTGCCACGCCTGCAGCTCCTCGAGCTCGGCCTCGATGTCCTCGTCGGTCATGTCCGCCGGTGACGTGTCCCGGATCGGCGCGTCGGGCGCCGTGGCGTTGTCAGCCGTGTTCCGGTCGCCCTCGGACTGCCCGGGGCGCTGCCAGGCGTCCCACTGCTCGGGGGTGAAGCGCTCCACGAGACCGCGGGTCGGCATCGTGACGGTGTGCTGGCTCTGGTCGTTCTCCCAGCGCTGCCGCTCGTCGTTCCAGCGACGGCTCTGGTAGGCGACCAGGGTGCGGCCCTGGTCACCGGACGCCGAAGATGCGCGGCCGCGGAAAGTGCCGAAGTACGAGGCGAGGCCACGGTTACGGTCGGCGGGGTTCTCCGCGTCGAACCGGACCAGGTCGCCGTCCTGGATGTCCCACGGGTGGAACAGGGTGCCCCCGTTGGGGCCGTCTCCCTGAGACTCCGGGGTTCGCTCGGGCAGCGCGGCGAGCGTGCGGTCCAGGTCCTGGCCCAGCTCGAGCAGGCTGGCCCGTGCGGACTGCGCCGCGTCGGCGTCGGGCAGGTGGTCCCCGCTCAGCCGCCCGGCGACGTAGTCGAGCTGCTCGCGCACACGCCGCAGGTCCTCGCGGGCGTCGCCGGTCGGCGGGTCCCCGGCGAGGATGCCGTCGAGGGACTCCCGGATCTTGGCGTAGTCGCCGCGGATGCGCCGGACGTCGTCCTTGTTCTGCCGGGACAGGCCGGTGAGGTTGGGCAGGGGCGGGAGCTCTGGCAGCCGGTCGAGGACCGTGCGGGCCGTCTCCGTCTCGTCGCCGGGGGTGTTGGCGGTGTCGGGGGTGCCGTTGGCGATCAGGTCCGGCGTGCCGAACTCGTCGGTGGGACGGGGCTCGTTCTGGTTCGCGTCCGCGGCCGGGATCTCGTCCTGGCCGAAGTCGTCGGGGCGCATCTGGCGCCAGTCCATGCCGCCGCCGGCGTCGCTGGGCTCTCGGTCCGGCACCGTGCCGGGCTTGGACGTGCCGAACGTGGCGTCGGTGCGGGGTACCTCGAGCTGGACGTCCTCGTCGCCGCGGCGGCCAGTGATGAGGACCTGGCCCATGTCGCCGCGGCGGATCTCGGAGACCTCGAGGGGCTCCGACCAGCCGGTCACGGTGCGGCCGCGGGCGCCCTCCGGGCGGCCCAGTTCGGGCACGCGGACGGTGTCGCCCGGCTGGACGTCGTCCCATGCCGAGTGCTTCCAGCCCTCTCCGGTCCGCTGGTTGCGGTCGTCGGTGATCTTGTTGAGGGCGGTGATGGCGGCCGCGCGGTTCGGGTACCTCTCGCGGGTGGGGGTGCGTCCGTCGCGGTCGACGAACACCCACTTCCCCTTCTTCTCCGGGTAGACGATGCCGATGGGCGCACCGTCCCGGCCCTGGACCTGCTCGCCCTTCAACCGGGCGATGCGGGCAGGGTCACGGACGAGGCCGGCCTGGTCGCGGCGGCTCATCTCGTCGCGGCGACGGGCGAAGTTCCGTTCGGACTGGGCGTCGTTCAGGGCGCGGATACGGGCGGTGACTTGGCGGCGCACGGCGCGGGCCGACGGGTCGTTGCCCTCGGGCAGGGTGGCGCCGCGAAGGTGGGCGAGCTCCTGGGCGATCTGCTCGTCCCGCATGGTCTTGGGGTCGTCGGCACCCGGGCGCGGCGTACCGTCGTCGGCCGGGGCGTCGAACATCGTGCGGATCTCGCCGCCGCGGCGGCGGGCGAGGACGCTGTCGTACGGCGTGGAACCGCGGCCCTGCAGGCGCAGGTTCTTCGGGCCGATCGAGTCGACCGTGTCCCAGGAACGGCCGGTCCACACCTCGTCGCCGGGCTGGAAGTCCGTAGTGGCCCAGGTGCCAGCCGGAGCGTGGTACCGGTCCTTGAGCTGCTCGAGCTGCTCCGGTGTCAGGTCCGGCTTCTCGGCGTCGTCCTGCGGCGCCTGGTAAGCAACGCCCCGTCCGTCCAGCCACTCCTTGAGCTGACGCACCTTGTCCTCACGGCGCGACAGCGTCATGTTGCTGGGCAAGTAGAAGAATCGCGGCTGTGTCCTGTCCCTGCTGCCCTTGAAGCCCAGGCGGCGCAGCACCGCGAACTCTTCGTCGCTGACCATGCCGTTCGGCGTGGGGAAGCGGACGGTGGTGCCGGTGCCGCTGTGGTCGATGCGGACCTGGTTGTCCGGGGCCGCGGCGGGTTCGGCGTCCGCCGGGGCGTCGGCGTTGCTCGGAACGTCGGCAGCGTCCGGGCCCGGGGTCTCCGCCTCTGGTGCTTCGGTCTCCGGGGCGTTGTCCGCCGGCGTCTCGCCTTCCGGGGCGTCCGTGGACGGGGCGTCGCTCTTCGGCGCGTCTGCGTCGGGGATGTTGCCCTCGGGGGCGTTCGCCTCTGGCACCTCGGGGGCTTCCTCGTCCGGGTGCAGCACCCGCAGCTCGTTGTCCGGGTTGAGAAAGTGCTCCCGGCCGTCCTCGTCGACGACGCGGACGCGGCCGCGGCCGGTGCGCACCGGCTGCTCCGCCACGGTGTGCGTGCGCCCGTCGGCGTCGACGAACCGGTCCCCGGCCTGGAAGTCCTGGGGCGCGCGGGTCTGCACGGGGCGCAGCTTGCTGGTGTCGCGGCCCTCGGCGTCGGCGAACATGTCCGGAGTGCCGAACTCGTCGGCGGGCCGGTCGTCGGGGTTGTTCGGGTCGGCGAACATCGGCTGCGGCTCGTCCTGGCCGACGTCGAACAGGCCTCCGGGCTCCTCCGCGGGCGGCTTCGGCTTCGACTCCTCCCGCTTCGGCGGGCGGCCTGCGCGGCGCCCCTCCTCTGCCTCGAGGACCGCCAGGCGGGTGCGGTCGACGCCCGACAGTTCCCCGCCGTTCTGCATCTCCCGCTCCATCAGGGAGACGATCTCGTCGCGGATCTCCCCGTCGTCCATGGAGGACGGGGCCTTGGAGCCTTCGGGGCGTACCGCGTCGAGCTGCCGGGACACCTCGTCGGGGGTCAGGGTGACGGTGCCGTTGTCGTCCTGGTTGCTGGGCTCGGCTGTGTTCGGCGCGTCGGCCGACGGGGCGTCACCGTCTGCGGCGTTCCCCGTTTCCGCGGTCTCCGGGCCCGGCGCGTTGGCGTTCCTCTCTTCGCGGCGCCGCGTCACCTCGGCATCTGCCTCGTGGACGCGCTTGGCGTAGTTGTTGTAACCCCGGATCTCGTTCGGCTCGGCGTCTCCACCATTGCCCGAGAGCACTTCCGCGGCCTCAAGCAGCATGTGGTGCACTTCGATCGGCGCGGTCACCTTGATCGTGCCGTTGCTACCTCGCTTGGCCTCATCAAGGGCCTTGCGCGTGTCCGGGTCCTGCAGGGGCCACGTCCCCTCTTCGGAGACGTGATCTGCGACGACTGACGGCATGGTCAGCGTGACCAGACCCTCGGGGTCGTCCCACGCGTGCTTCAGCGGCTCGTCCGGGGTAGTGGTCTCGCCCGTGGGCGCGTCGCTGCTGGTGCTCGCTTCCGGGGTGGCAGATTCCGGCGCCGCGGGCTGCGGGGAGTCGGCCCCGGCCGCACGCTGCCGCTTCTTCTCACTGATCGCACGGGAGTCGGCGGCGAACCGGTCGGCGTTCGCGTCCAGGTTCTCCTCGAGCCGGTGCAGCGCCTTCACCAGGTCCTGGTCGAGGCCGTCGGTGTCGAGATCGTCGAGGGAGGCCAGGGCCCCGCGCATGGCGTCGGCGTTCTGCTGGTAGCCCTCGGCCCCCTTCGGGACGTCCGTGACGTTCTGCATGTGCTGGGCCAGGGCGCGGAACTCCTCCGGCGCCCCGTCCGGCCACTGCTGCCCGGCGAGCCCGTTGACCTTGCCCCAGTCGTTGAGGATTCCCGCGGCCGCGCGCTTGGCGTCGGTGCTGTTGGGGTGCTGCTGTGTGCGGTTGGGGATGTCGCGCTGGACGTCCTCCTGCCGGCGCCGGGCCTTCGGGATGACGTCCAGCATCGTGTCGGAGCGCGTGCCGAACTGGTCGATCTCACCGCGGCCGCCGAGGTTGCGGGTGGTGAAGGTACGGCCGCCGTCGTACCGGCGCACGTCCGTGACGACGTGCCCGAAGGAGCCGCGCGCGATGACGTCGCCGACGCGGACGCGGTCGGCGCGCATCTCCTCGGGCGCGAACCCGTCGACGCTTCCGGACACCTCGACCTGGCTCGGCATGCGCATGACGCGCACGGTGTCGCCGGACACGATCACCTTGCCGTCCGGGCCGGTCAGCGTGACGTCCACCAGGGGTGCACCGGTGGTACCCGGGCCGGGCGAGTAGGTGGGGGCGACCGTGCCCTCGACGGTGACCGTTCCCGGCTTCGCCTTGTCGCGGGTGCTCTCCGGCCATTCGATGGCGCTTTGGGAGACGGTGACCGTGACGCGGTCGCCGGGCTTGAGATCCCCACGGCTGACCGTCGCCGGGGCGTTGCCGTTGGCGGACGGGGCCGCGGGAGTGGGCTGGGAGCTGTCGAACTCCTGGCGGGCCCGTTTGATGGCGGCCTGGATGTTCTCGCCCTGAGTCGAGCGCCAGGCGCCGGCGGCCTGGTCGAGGTCCGGATCCGAGAAGTCGAATCCGCCACGGCCCATCGAGTTCTGTCCGGCCGGGGTCGTGCTGTGGTCGAGGCGCCGCGCGAACTTGAGGGCCTCGTCCGGAGTGGCGAAGTCACCAGCCGCGTCCATGCGCTGCCCGGTGCCGGTTGCCGTCAGGTACCAGCGGCCGGTGGAGTCGTCGCGGAGCGCGACCACCTTGCCGTTGTGGGAGGTCTCCAGGCGGTCGTCGTCGCCCGCGACGGACCGCAGGAACTGCGCCATCTTCGGCTTCTGGCCCGGCCGCTCGGCGAGGTCGAGGAAGTGCTGGCGGACGGCCGCGGTGTCCCGGAAACGGGCGCCGGCCCCGTGAGGCCGGTTGGGCAGGGCCAGCACGTGGACGGGCAGCTTGCCGTCGGCGGGCTCGTCCTGGTCGTCGTTCTCGCGGGGTCCGACGGGGTCGTCATCGTCACCGATGGGACGGCCGCGATCGTCGGCGTCGTGGGGGTCGTTCGGGGTGTCGGGGTCGCCGTCGTCGTCCCGGGCCACGCCGTTGCCGCGGCGCGGGTCGCTGTACCGCTTCTCGTCCTCCGCCTGGACCTTGTCCTCGTTGTCGGTGGGGGCGGAGCCGTCCGGGCGGGCGACCATGGACACCCACTTGGCGCTGGTGGTGTGCCTGCGGCCGTTGAACTCGTTCGGGCTGGTCTGGTCCTGGACGAGGATGCGGTCGTTGGGGAGGGCGCGGACGACGCGCGCGAGTTTGCCGCCCCACAGCCGGACGGTTCCGCCCGTCTCGATAAAGCGCCCCTTGCTGTCGCGCGGGTGCAGGGCGGGGTTCCACTTACGGCGGGCGGCCTTGACCTCGAGGTCGTCACTCAGGTCCTGCAACTCAGCGGCATCGGGGCGATTCAGCATGCCGCGGACCATGCACACCGGTGGTGGTTAGCGTCGCGCCCTACTGCGCGGGCGCGACGCCGTGACCGGGGCCTACATGGTTTCGGTGAGGATGTGGATGGCGAACCAGCCGGAGAATCCGAACCAGCCGACGGCGAATATGGCTCTGCCGACTCTGCTGGTGCGGGTGCGGAAGAGGCGGCGGAAGTTCTCGGAGAGGGTGTCGTCGTCGCGTTTGTTGGCCAGGGCGATGCCCTCGGCGACGGCGAAGACCAGGCTCCAGGCGATCCAGATTCCAGCCCACATGACGGTTACTCCTTCGGTTCGGGGAGGGGGCGGGGGCCGTGGCCGTCGTAGGGGGCGGCTTGGCCGGCGTCGAGCAGGTCGGTGTTCAGGCAGGCGCCATCGGCGGCCGTGATGGTGGCGAGCCAGCGGCCGTACTTCTCCTTGCGGTGGGTCTCGACCACCAGGTCGGGGCCGTGCTGGGCGAACCAGTCGGTGGCCCAGGTGTTGGCGGCTTTGCCCTCGGCGGTGTTCTTCTCCGGGGTGTTCAGGCCCAGGAGACGGACGCGCTGCCGGACGCGGATCTCGAAGCCGAGGTCGATGTCCAGGTCGTAGGTGTCGGCGTCAACCAGGTGCTTGAGGGCGGCTGGGTAGGTGTTCACGTCAGCTCACCTCCTCGTCTGTGGCGTAGTGGAGGCGGCATCGGCAGTTGATCGTGAGGGCGATCGGCGCGAAGGGGTCGCCGGGGTAGCGGAGTTGGAAGCCGTCAACTTCGTACGGGGTGCCGACCGGCAGGGTCTTGCCGTGCAGGGCCTTGTGCGCGGGCCGTACGCGGGCGTCCTGTCGGGTGACCCACGTCCGGACGACTCCGGGGCCGGCGCTCTCCGCTGCGGCGTCCGCGGCCCCGTTGATGGTCGAGACGGCGCACGTCTCGGCGACCCGGGCCACCAGGGCGGGCACGGCCGAGTTGTAGAAGCCGCCCACGGTGTGCACGAGGGTCTCGAGGTCGAGATTCGGCTGGGTGTCCTGGGCGTTCTGCAGCACCTCGGCGAGCTCGGCGAGAAACGCGGTGACGGCCTCGCCGGCGTACGCCGCGGTGATGAGCGCGGCAGCGACCGCGGCCGGGGGCACTGTGTCGGTGCCCGTGACGGCCTGGCCCAGCTTGCGGGCGGTGGCGGCCGCGGCCTGCTGCAGGATCGGGGCGAGGGTGTTGGTGGTCTCCTCTGCCCAGCGGCTGGCGCTGACGACGCGGTCCTGGTCGATGTTCGCGTCGCCGCTACGGGTGTCGGTCTCGTTCTCCGGCTCCCAGAACCGCGTGTGCTTGCGGAGCTTCGGGGCGCGGAGCCGGGCGGCTATGACGCCTTCCTGGCGTGCCAGCAGCGCGGTGAGGGCCGCCTCTACGGCCATGGACAGAGCGTCGAAGTCGGCGTCGGTGACCTCGAAGCCATCGGCTGGAAGCGCCTTGGTCTCGAGCTGGGCGCGTGCTGCCTCGACGTCTCCGGCCGCGGGCCCGTCCTCGGGCTGCATGCTGCTGGAGCGGGCACGCGCGACGTCATCGGCTGCCTCTCCTGGGGCCGCCTCGGTGACGTCGGCGCGGGCTGCAGCGACGTCGTCAGCGGCGGTTGCCGCGGGGCCGGTGGACAGATCGAGGGGCGCCTGGCCACGGGCCGCGGCGACGTCGGCCGCGGCGGTCGGGGCCGGTTCGAGCGCGCGGGCCTCGGCGACCACCGCGGCGGCGGACTGGTCCCCGCCGGCCGCGGGCGGCGCGGCATTCGGGTCGGCGCCGGGTTGGCCTCCGGCGCCCGCGTCCGGGGACAGGCCGAGCGCGGCCGCGTCCTGGTCGTTGGCCGGGACGGGTGCCTTCTGCGGGCTGATCCACAGAGCGCGGGATTGCGGCGTGTTGAAGGGTCGGCGGTTCGCGATCTCGCGGTACTCGTCGATCGTGATCAGGCCCGATTCGAACTCCTTGCGGGCTTCCTCGCGCGCCTGGCGGCGGGGGAACTCCAACGCCTGAACTCGGGAGGTGTCGAACCGGATTACCCAGTCGTCGGACAGGTCCGGGTCGAACGCCGACGCGATCAGGTTGAGGTGCGGGAGCTCGGTGTGCGCCCAGAAGTTCCACTCTTCGCGGTCGGCGTTGGCGTACGTCCGCTCGGAGGCGTTGCCGATGACGCTCTCGTACACGCCGAACGCGGAGAGAATCTCGTTTTTCGCTGTGCTGGACAGCGTCTCGTAGGCCATCTCTCGCGGCCGCGCGGACGTGTCGACGTAGGTGACGCCACCAGGTCCTGTACCGACGAGGGTGAGCTGTCCGGCGTTGTGCGCGCCGGGGGCGAGTCGCTTCTGGATCCGGTCGACCTCGTTGGCGTCGACGCCGTCGAGGTCGATACCGACGATTCCGCCCGGTCTGCCGTCATTGTCAATAAAACTGATGTTGTAGGTGCGGGCCTTCACGTCCAGGTCGACCGACAACCCGGCGGCCTCGAGCGGGGTCACGCCGCAGAACGGATCGGTGGGGTGCGGATCCCTCAGCCAGATGACGTTTTTCGGCTTCAGTTCACGGATCTGGCCTGCGTAGTTCGTGAACTCGAAGTGGCTCACGTAGTCCGCGTTCCGGGAGTCCGGGATGATCTGGACGCGGTCCGGGGGCAGTAGGTCGAGCCTGACCAGGACTCCGCCGCGGCTGAACGTCTTCTCGATGAACACGCCCTTCTTACTGAGCAGCAACTGGGCGCTCAGCCGCTTCTTGAAGACGTCGCCGGTCTCGAGCGGGTTGGCCCGTTTGTTCAGCAGGCGCAGGAGCGGGTGGTCCTCGAGCGTCTCCTCGAACTGCCGCTCGTCGCCTCCGCGGCCGATCTGTATCGGCAGGGTGGAGGCGTGCTTGCTGATCGCCTCGATGCTCTTGAAGGTCCAGATGCTGCGCTCGTAGCCCTCGACGATGACGCGCTCGAGGTCCCAGCCGTCCGCGCGGCCGGGGGTGCCCCACACGTTCGTGACGCCGCCGAACGACATGGACGTGTAGACGCCTCCCGCCAGGAGGTCCTTCGTCTCGGTGGGCGCGAGCGGGGGCGCGGACGGCTCGGCGGTCCTGGGCACGAGCAGACCGCGGAGCGTGGGAAGGAACTGGCGGGGCATCAGGCCCCCTCGGACTCACGGTCGGTGGTGAGCCACAGGCCGGCTGCAATCACTGCGAGAGCGACGCCGATCCAGCCGAGGGGCACGCACAGCGCGAACGCACAGCCGGTCAGCCCGCCGTATCCGACGGCGCAGGCCGTCGCACGGAGGATGTGGGCACTGCGGGGGGCGTCCGCCTTGGGGGCGAGCAGCAGGCCCGTGGCGAGGATTCCGCCCATGGCGGCGGAGAGGCCTGCAGCCCAGTGGAGTGCGCCCAGCGCCGCGAGGACACCGAGCACGCCGAAGGCGGTGAGGCACAGGCCGGCGGCTTCACGGGCGAGCGCCCTGGGGGTTGGCTGAGTAGTCACGCCGCGCACCATGAACAGCGGGCGGCGTTAGTGTCGCGTGCTCAGCGCTTGGGGCGGGACACCCCTCCCACGTAGGCCTCGATGCCGCGTCGGTTGATCGTGCCGCCGGGGATGATCCGCGCGTTCGCGGGCGGTGTCGGGATCTTCCGCTTCGCTCGCTTGCTCTGGTCCCCGCCGATCAAGTGCGTGTTGTCGATCTTGGCGGCGCAGTCACTGCCCTTGACCTCGTCGTACGGGCGGCGGCAGCCCTTGCAATAGACCTCAAGCGCGTCGATGCGCATGCCCTCGGAGGCTTTGAAACTGCCGCGATAGTCGGCGATGCTCGCGATCTTCGGAGTGACCTCCACCTCGGCTGCGGCAACCCAGACGTGGGAGAGGTCGGGCGCCTCTTCCTTGACGGCCGGTGGCTCCGGCGGGGGAGCAGTCTTCTGCTCGGGTTCGGGTGCCGGAGCCCCGGGCGCCTCGGGCGTCGTCTCGGGCTCGAGCCAGGAGAACAGGCTCTCCTGCAGGTGAGAGCGGCTGGTCTCGGGTGAAAGGGGGGCTGTCGCGGTTGTCACCGTTCCTCCGGAGCGCTGAGGGGTTGACATAAGGCCGAACCCCTTCACAGCCACGGAACGTCAGGAGTGGTGGATCTGTTACAGACCGCTCCGAACTCGACCACTCCCCGGAACGGATCTACATCTTTGCGTGATCCCTGGAGGTCACCGAAGCGACCGTTTTCGCCGCTGCCAAAGGGACGGCGAAGCGTCCGAATCTGATCTCCGGAGAGGGATAGGGTGGAGCCTTCCCACGACCCCCTCGGAGGTGCCTGCCCGGTGGCTGACAGCTTTGTTCACCTGCACAATCACACCGATTACTCGATGCTCGACGGTGCCCAGCGGATGAGTCCGATGTTCGCTGAGGTCGAGCGGCAGGGCATGCCCGCGGTTGCCATGAGCGACCACGGAAACATGTTCGGTGCGTACGAGTTCCAGCAGGTGGCGAAGAAGCACCCCGGCGTCAAGCCGATCATCGGGATCGAGGCGTATGTCGCGCCTTCCTCACGGCGCAACAAGAAGCAGGAGTTTTGGGGGCCCGGCGGGCAGCGGGCCATGTCGGACGACGGCGAAAACTCCAAGGATGTCTCGGGCGGTGGCCGCTTCACCCACATGACGATGTGGGCGCAGAACGTCCAGGGGCTCCGGAACCTGTTCTACCTGTCGACCGAGGCCTCCTATACGGGCCAGTTCCCGGCCGGCAAGCCGCGCATGGACATGGAGCTGATCAGCGAGCACGCTGCGGGCATCATCGCAACGACCGGATGCCCCTCCGGCGCGGTCCAGACCCGGCTGCGGCTGAAGCAGTACGACGAGGCCCGCGAGGTCGCAGGCGCCTATCAGGAGATCTTCGGCAAGGAAAACTACTTCCTGGAGCTGATGGACCACGGCCTGAGCATCGAGCGTGACGTCCGCGACGGACTGCTGCGGCTGGCCAAGGACCTGAACATCCCGCTCCTGGCCACCAATGACGCCCACTACATCCAGGCAGATCAGGCCGACGCGCACGACAACCTGCTGTGTATCGGCGTCGGCAAGAACAAGGCGGATGAGAAGCGGTTCCGCTTCGCAGGCGCCGACTACTACCTCAAGACCGCGACCGAGATGCGCAAGCTGTTCTCAGAGCTGCCCGAGGCCTGCGACAACACCCTGCTGATCGCCGAACGCGTCGAGCCGTACGACGAGGTATTCGACAACGTCGACGAGATGCCGAACTTCCCTGACGTCCCGGAGGGGGAAACTCAGGAGTCGTGGCTGCGCAAGGAGTGCCTGAAGGGCCTCGCGATGCGCTACGGCGACCCGATCCCGGCCGAGGTCATGGAGCGGTTCGAGATCGAGATGTCGGTCATCGGTCCGATGAATTTCTCCTCGTACTTCCTCGTGGTCGCGGACATCTGCAAGTACGCGCGCGACAACGGGGTGCCGGTGGGCCCAGGCCGTGGATCGGCCACCGGCTCGATCGTGGCCTACGCGACCCGTATCACCGAGCTGTGTCCCCTTGAGCACGGCCTGCTGTTCGAGAGGTTCCTCAACCCGGAGCGCATCAACCCTCCGGATGTCGACCTCGACTTCGACGACCGTCAGCGCGACAAGATGGTGCGCTACGTCACCGAGAAGTACGGTGACGAGTACACCGCAATGGTGAACACGTTCGGCAAGATCAAGGCCAAGAACGCGATCAAAGACTCGTCGCGCATCCTGGGCTACCCGTACTCCCACGGCGAGCGGATCACCAAGGCCCTGCCGCCGGACGTGATGGGCAAGTCCATCCCGCTCTCCGGCATCTTCGATTCCTCGCACCCCCGCTACGGCGAGGCCGGCGAGATCCGGGCGATGTACGAGAACGAGCCGGACGTGAAGAAGGTCATCGACACCGCCAAGGGCGTCGAAGGCCTCACCCGCGGCACCGGCGTCCACGCAGCCGCGGTCATCCTGTCCAGGACCAGGCTCACCAACCGAATCCCGCTGCATATGCGTGCCTCGGACGGCGTGAAGATCACCGGCTTCGACTACCCCAGTTGCGAAGACATGGGGTTGGTCAAGATGGACTTCCTGGGTCTCCGGAACCTGGGAGTCATCGCCCAGGCCATCAAGAACGTCCAGGAGAACCGGGGCGTCAGGATCACCACTGACACCGTCCCAGAGGACGGCTGGCAGCCGATCCCGCTAGACGACACCAAGACGTACGAACTCCTCGCCCGCGGCGACACTTTCGGTGTCTTCCAGCTCGACGGCGCCGGCATGCGCACTCTACTGAAGGCCATGGAACCGACTCGGTTCGAAGACATCGCCGCCGCGCTTGCCCTGTACCGCCCTGGCCCGATGGCCGCGAACGCACACATGAACTACGCGCACCGCAAAACCAGCCGCCAGGCTATCGAGCCGATCCACCCCGAGCTGGAGAAGGCTCTGGAGCCGATCCTCGGCAATACCTTCCATCTGCTCGTCTACCAAGAGCAAATCATGGCCATCGCGCGCCAGCTCGCCGGGTACACCCTGGGCGGCGCCGACCTGCTGCGCCGTGCGATGGGCAAGAAGAAGCCCGAAGTGCTGGCCGCCGAGTGGGAGAAATTCCACGGCGGCATGAAGGAAAACGAGTACTCCGAGGAGGCCATAAAGGCCCTGTGGGACGTCATGCTCCCGTTCTCCGGGTACGCGTTCAACAAGTCTCACACCGCCGGATACGGGCTTGTCTCGTACTGGACCGCGTACCTGAAGGCGAACTACCCGGCCGAGTACATGGCCGCCCTGCTGACCTCCGTCGGCGACGACAAAGACAAGGCCGGGATCTATCTCGCGGATGCCCGAAAGATGGGTGTGAGGGTCCTGCAGCCGGACCTGAACGAGTCCGCCGCGGAGTTCACCGCCATCGGCGACGACGTCCGGTTCGGGCTGAAGTCGGTCCGTAACGTCGGAGAGAACGTCATCGAGGCGATCGTCGCGGCGCGCAAGGCGAGAGGGAAGTTCACCTCTTTCTCCGATTTCCTCGACAAGGTGGAGCTTCCGGCGCTCAACAAACGAGGCGTCGAATCGCTGATCAAGGCCGGTGCCTTCGACTCGCTCGGCCACACCCGCAAGGGCCTGTCGACTGCCCACGAGTACGCCATCGACGCGGTCGTGCCCGTGAAGAAGGCCGCCGCGTACGGGCAAGACGACCTGTTCGCCAACCTGGGCGGTGGCGACGAGGAGACTCCTGCATTCGGTCTCGACATTCCGATCGACGAGACGGAATGGCCTCGCAAGCAACTCCTGGCCACCGAGCGGGAGATGCTCGGCCTGTACGTGTCCGCCCACCCTCTCGACGGCACCGAGCACATCCTGTCGGCCCACCGAGACACCACGATCTCCGACCTAATCGCCTCCGGCCGTACAGAGGGCATCGTCCGGCTCTCCGGGCTCATCACCGGCGTCGATCTGCGCGTGACCAAGCAGGGCAACGCGTGGGCGATCGTCAATCTCGCGGACCGGGACGGCAGCATCGAAGTGCTCTTCTTCCCTGCCGCTTACCAGCTCGTCATGGGCGCGCTGGTCGCGGACAGCGTGGTCACCGTGCAAGGACGCATCAACGATCGCGACGGCACGATCAACGTCGCTGGCATGGAAATCCAGGTACTCGACGTGACCTCTGCCGAACGTAGCGGCACCCCGCCCGTACAACTGCACCTGCCCTACCACCGCATCAACGCACCCGCGGTGAACGAACTGAAGCGCATCCTGACCGCCCACCCCGGCGACAACCCGGTTCACCTCCGCATCCAAGGCCCCCAGAAGACGACGGTGTACGCGCTCCAGGCCACGGTCAATGCGGGCACGATCGCCTCGGATATCAAGGGCTCCTTTGGGGCAGACGCCTGGCAAGGCGTGGCGTGACCGCCCCCGCCCCAAAGGCAGAGAACGACGAGATCCACCTCCAGGTCGACCAGGTTCCGCCATGCACGCGCTGCGGCGGCGCCGCCTTGCTCCGGGCCCGTTTCCCCTACTCGTGGAGGAACGCCCGCGGTGAGACCGTCGCCGGGATTCGGGAGGCGGAGCTTTGCCCGGCCTGCGACCGTGGCAAGCCGACCGCGGACGAGCTGCTGGCGCTCTTCGCCGTCGACGAGCAGCTCGACCTCGACAATGTTGAGACGTTCGGCGGGCTGGTGGCGGCGTGGGTTGAATCGCTACGGCAGGAGACCGTCGACCTCGTGGCACTCGCCGATGAGCATGAGCGGTGGCATCGGGGCGAACTGTGAGCAGGAACTGATGGGGCCCGCACCAGGCTGGTGCGGGCCCCATCGTTGTACGGGTTGCGCTCATTCTGGGAGTGGGGCGGGAACCGGCGACGACTCCCGCCCCACGTTCGGGTCAGACCACTGAGGTCAGACCGTGGCCGCCGGGGTGGCCGGCTTCAGGGTCACCGTGGTGTCGGGGCGGAGGGCCTGGTTGTTCTGGACCGCGCCGCAGTTGTTCGCGCCGGTGCCGACCAGGCCGGCCGCCGCGAGCTCGCTGAACTCCTCGACCGATGCCGCGTCCACGCCCATGCCGGGCGCGTCCAGGGCGAGGCTCTTCGGCTCGACCGCGGTGGTTTCGGTGCTGTCGATCATCAAGGGTCTCCTTGTTGTGCGACGGGATAGATGTGTCAGGCGGTCGCGCTCGCGACCACCACGACGACGGCTTGGCCGTCTTCCAGCGGTCGGACCGTGCTGGT